GCTAACGCCGATAAGAAAATCACCCGCCTCAAAAACCTTTGGAGTTGCGCCTAACCGCAACGAGCCATCTTCTTGGGTAAACGCAGCATCACCACCCATGAAGATTTGACCGCTCTTTGATATTGCGCCCGCGATTACTGTCATTTATCCCTCGTCATCACCAGCCCAAACCAGCACGCATCACGGCTCTCCGCCTTAAACCAATTTGTTGACACGCTCTTGAACTCCCATCCCTGATTAACCAGATCATCTATGGTTACGGCATCACCGATTCGCCTTCTAAAGAATGGATTGACTTCGATACAACCGTCCGAGTAAAGAAAGGCAATCAAAGTCTCGGTCATTACATCACCTGTGAATCCCCGTTAGCAGGCTGCTCAGAATCAGGAGGCGGTGGAGGCGGATTATCTGTAGACGGCTTCTCTGCCTCTATTTTATCTAACTCTGCCCCAGCATCATCAATGCCTATCCAATTGCGCGCCGTTTCATCGCTAATGAGTGGCCGGTTGTTTTGCCCGCCCGGTTTACGCATCTCCATAACCACCCTTCGCGTCTCCGCATCAGGCACGCCCGCGTCAATCAGGCAATTAAAGTCTGCTCGAAAGCCCAGATACTTCTCACTCTGATTTGAGAGTTGCGCGGCCATCCTAAGTGTCGTCTCAAGCTCCCATCTGCCAGCACCATCAAGGGGTATCTTGGACTTTCTGAGGCTGCTTTCATACTCCGCTCTGGCTTGCTGGCGGCTCACACTGGACGCTGTTGCGTCTCCCGATATTAGCTTGTGCCTCTGCTGGCATTGCCCCAGGATTGCCGCGTAGTATTGGTTTCTGGTCTCGACAAAGGTCTGTACGGGCGCGGGGTCTGTGATCGTCACGTTTGGGTTGGTGTAGCCTGCGACCTGACCCTTCTCGTTAAAGATCGGCCAACCCATCAGGAAGTTGACCGCCCCGCCGCCCGTCACGTACACACCGTCGGCAACGATTTCCTTAATGCCTGTTGACGAGTCCGGGTCTGCTACTTTCTTCTTTTCCTTCGGGGGTTGCGCGTTTGAAACCGCCCGCTCTCTCGCCCCGGCCAGATTGACGTTACGCATCATCATCGTCAACGCAAGGTTCAAAGCCTTCTGGTTAGATTGCACCTGCGTTGTAATCAAAGCCTTGCGCCGTATCTCGTAAACAAAAAGTCTGCCGCCTAATTTATAAGTACCAACATCTTCAGGGTCTCCACGCTCTTTAACTACCCTGAGTTTTGTATCGCCCTTCGCATCCAAATAGGAAAGCTCAAACCCCTTTTCTTTTACCTCCGTGCCGTCCTTTGAGTATTCAAAAGAGCAAACGCCTATTTGCGCTTGGGTTTCGGGGTCAGTAAAAACTCCCGCGACATCTGCGGTCAACGTCTCACAATATATCAGATCAAGCCCCGCTTTAAGGTTAGGCTGAACGGGAACTTTGCCGTCCCTGCCCTTCGCTCTTTCCACCTTCGCACGGGGGAAGAAGAGATGCTTGACGGCGATGCTTTCACACAAGACTATCTCGGCGGCTTTCTGTAGATCACTTAGCCTGTCGCGCTCATTCCACCAATCGGTAAGCTCGGCGTATTCTTTGTTGTCAATCTTCTCCTTCTTCTTCCCGTCGTCGCTTAAAAAGCTCCAGATAGGCTCGCGGCCAAATATCCCCCCAATATGATTCTCAGTTACTTCACCGATAACATTCTCGGAAATAAAGCCCGCCTCAATCATGGCTACGATCTTTACATAGCCCTTCATTCCTTGTGGCGGCATCTCACCAACGAAACCCTCTCCGCCTTGGTAGTGGTCTCCATCTTTGAACTTCGTGGCCGTGACAGCAACCACAGGGCGGCGCTTGCCGTCGAACAGTTTTTGAACATCCTGATAGGTGTATTGGTCAAAGGTTTTCATTAGTATTCCCTGTAGCCGTAGCTGTAGGCGTTTTCATCTTCAGCATATTTTGGCTCATGTAGCTTGTAGGAAGCGTACCGCCCACCGTCAATCAAGTGATCGTCAAACTTCACTACTTCATCTAAAATGATGCCGTTCTTATCCGTTTTCCAACTGTACCGCTTGAGTTCACGAATCAGGTTGACGCTTGATTCATGGACTCTGAGCGGCTTGGATTTAATGAAGTCAATCGTATCCTTGACTACTTTGTAAGCTGGCTCTATCTGAAATCCCGCTCTGCGAATCTCTTCAATAGTCTTGGGCTCTGCCGAATCCGCAATGATCCTGCCCTTCCTCAACTCAGGAAAAGTTTTCAACTGTTCAATCAAATCAGCCGTCGTCAATTTCGTCTGGTACAGCATCTCCCGCCAGAATAGATTGCCGTCATAGAGGATGGTTTCAGTTAAAGCGGATGGGTTGTTATAGCCGAAGTCCAGACCATAAGCCCGCTCGCCTTTATCGTACGGATATTCAACTTCCGTGGTGGTTTTCCAATGAGTGAAAATCCGGGTAGTGCCGGAAGCTATCTCACCCAAGCCATAGATTTTCCAGTAATCATCATCGGCATCTTTCAGGCGTTCGATTTCATTAACAAGGGACGCCTCAAGAAACGGATTATCCTTGTAGGTTGTAACAGCAAGCTCGCAATCATCCCTGGTTTCTACGTCATCATAAATCCAAGAGAAAGCCTCGGATGGGTTGTAGTCAAGGATGATTTTATCTGTTGTTCTGAGGGCTAATTGACGAAACGATTCAAGATTATTTTCGTTGGCTTCGTTTAGAAACAGGACGTTGCGCTTCCGACCTCTGACACGTTCGGATTCATCTACCCCGATGAACTCAAAAAGGTTTTTCCCTAGCTGATACTCATTGCTGGTCTTATTGTGCTTCGACGGCTGGTATATATTTAGTTCGTTAAGGATCATCAGGAAGTCGCGCATTGCGGACGCCCTGAGCGCTGGCATTGTATTGCGAGCGATGGTGCATACCTGATTCTCTGCCACCTTCGCCCAGACCAGAATCAGAAACAGCAATGCGTTATAGGTTTTGCCCGAACGTGTACCACCCCGCAAACTGGTGATGCGCCTCTGAGAGTTTCTGAGAACTCGAAACACTTTATTCGTTCGGACTTTCATTGCTATCAACTATCTCGACCGTGATGTGCTGGAATAAATCAGCCCCGTCTTTTCCAGTGTGCTCATGCTTCTCTGACCACTCGCCCAATTCAATAGCCGCCTGCTTTTCATGCTCTCTCAGCTCACGTAAAAGCCCAGTATCCACTGCATACTCTTCAACAACCTGAAAATCTTCACCTTTGCCGATGCCCTTTACCTGCCTCACCAATAGGCCGGTATTGCCGCCTGTAGACACTTGGGCGTAAACCTGAGCCCTTTGCTTGATTACGTTCGTCATGCGCTCACAGCGGTCATTAAGGGCATCAAGGCGGTTCTGTTTCTCCCGTATGCCTTTGGCTACTAACTTCGCCCGGATTTCCTCAATGATCTTCTCAACGCGGGACTGAAAATCAGGGTGTAGCTTCCACCGCGCTAAGGTTCGGCGCTCAACCCCTACGCTCTTGGCTATCTCCTCATCACTAAGTCTGTCCTGAGCAACAAGTAACGCGGCCTCCTCACGTTTGGCATTCCATTCAAATTTTGTGACATTTTGTGACATTTAATCCTTACTCACGCCTCTCTTATCCTCACCATCGACCAGTCCATGTGTCTCAGTATCTGATGAACCAATATTCTTAGTTCTGAATGAGAATGGAATTTACACAGCGTACAATTTAGGGTCATACGACCAGCGATTGTTCCACGTTGTTGAGTTTCAAAAGTCATACGTGCTGAATGCTTCACCATCAGGCATCAACCTGTTCTCTATAAGCCGACTATCGTCGCGCTCACTTTTCTTTTCCTTCCTCAAACATTTCAAACAGATAAACCTTGGTGGCTCACCCTTATCTCGAATACGTGTCACCTGGATACGTGAGCCGCACTTATGGCAGGGAAATTTACGCATCTAGCCCTCTGCCTCAATGCCAAGCCACTTAGCCACACTTTTTGGCGTCGGCACGTCCGGCTTGCGGAAATACATCTCAACCCCATCCCTCTGTAGCAGCGTGCTTTTCTCCACGTCCTCACTGAAGGCCGTAAAAGCGGCCAGTCGCATCACATGGGGTCTGTCCATCTTCGACTCCCACAGTCTCACGGTTTGCGAGATGGTGAACCCGTCCATCCTCGGCAGCGCACAGTCAAAAATCAAAGCATCAAAAGGATCATCCTCAAGGTAAGCTTCCAAGATCATCTTCAGCGCCGCGAAAGCATTAGAGGCTAAGCGCGCATCAAATCTTGACTTGCCGTACAGTGTACGGAGCAGCAGAGCCAACCCGTCGTCATCGTCAACTATCAAAATCTTCGTCATGGAGTGCGATGTCTTTGGGCGGATCAAATCTATGCCCGGTTGCCTCACTGTAGGCACGCTCAAGGGCGCTGTTGTACCGGCGTAAGCGGCGGCGGCTGGCGTGCAGTTCAAGGATGCTTTGGGTTGCGTTGTTGAGCTTGTCCTCATTTATCTTGCTCTGTTCCCGGTACTGGTCACGTTCCTTAATGGCCGTGTCCCTCTCCTTCTCTACTTCTGCAATTTTCTCCTTACGTGTCTGCGCCAGATTCTGGGATTCCGTCACCGACTCTCTGAGCGCGACCGTATTCTTTCCCTTGATGACGTACCAGACGAACGCCGAGAGCGCCGCCAGTAAAGTAAGGGCGCTTGAAATATAACCGATGACTTTTGCGGTCTGCTCAACGTCCACATATGCAAGCATGGCGCTGCTATTGTTTAGCCTCTAGTCTATCCATTCTGCGTTCCAGCGACTCAATTCTTCGTCCCCGTTCGTCTAAAAGAGCGTCGTAGCGAGCCCGCGCACGAGAATCCAGAAAGTTGAGACTAAGGTTGAGCGCGGCCAGTAGCACAAGAAGCCCCAGTACGAAACAGGCCGCGTAAAAGAACCACTTTGGCAACCTTACTTGTTCCCTCTCTTCCAAAGTCTTTCACCTCCAATCTGTCTAAGGTTTGTAACGATGTGCTATTCTCCGCATCACGTCGTTACGCTCCTTGGGTAGCGTGGCGACCAGGGGCTGGCGGTTGTTCCTAGGCTTCCGTCAGTCCCGCTCCGATTTCCCCTTGCCCTAATGCTTCATCAGCAATTCCAAACGCCTCAAATCCCCATCCCTCATGACCGGCCTTGCCGACACCCGCCGTATCGACTCTGCGCCCTCTATCCCCATCAGAGATTTAGAAACCTCCACGACTTCATCTATCCACTTCTGAGCGTCCGAGTTACTGACTCTGAACACGTGACGGGCTTCTAAATCCAGAAATGTCTCAACTACTAATCCCCACTTTTCCTGAGTAGGGTTTTGCCGGTACTCGCGAAGCTTGGAAGATGCCAGTCGAAGGGCGTCTGTGATGCGCTCGTTATCTTCACCCGAGAGGTTGAAGCGGGAGAGAACAAGAGGCGCGGCGTCCAAAGCCAAAACCACACGGTCTAGTTTTGATTGACCGCAAGCTATCAGAGCGATACAGAGGATGATGGGTAAAAGCTTTTTCAGATTCATTGGATGACTCCCTATGCGTAGAATGTTGGAATCGGTGGTACGCGCGCAGGACGCATACCGCTAACGACTGACGGATCGCCTTCGCCCGTCATACCATTTCTTAGCGCGTGCTCTGTGATTACTTCCATCGGAACGAATTCAGCCAAGAACATGAAAAGCTTCTCGACATATCCGGCAATCGCCCGCGCCTCAATCGGCTCTACTTCACCGTTGGCTATTTTGTTGGCAAGACTCTGCGCGGCGTCCCTCTTACTGACGGCAGCGCCGAAGTCCTTCACGGCGTCACTTTCCGGTTGAGGGTCGTGCAGGACGGGTAAGCCGCACTCAGAGCATGGGTACTCACCGGTTTGCCCCGTACTGACCTGACCACACTTTGAGCAAGACTCGTTAATGATTCCCTTTGACATGCTTTCTCCTTATGCCGTCCACAGACAGACAAGTTTGCGCAACCGAACACGACAAGAGAGAGGGCTGCAAAAAATGATCTGCATGGTTTGATAAAGCTGATGCCTCATTTCTTCGTCCATTCGTCCATCTTCAAAGGCTTCATACCCAACTTCTTTCGCACCATTTCCAGCTTTTCATCTAAAGCAATCTGGCGCTCGACTATTTCAAGCTGTCGCGCTTCGATTTCAAGTTGCTTCTCCCATGCCTCGTCAACTTTTGGAGTTCGGGTAAATATCCCCCTTCTCGCTGTTCATGGCGACATCCAGAGCAGTTGGGCTTGCACCCTTCGGCAATTCCAGGGCGGTGACAACCTTTCGCCTGACGTACCATTGATATGCGGCCGTCCACACGGCACTCGCGCCAATTAGAAGTAGCCCCACGGCTTCATCCATATAGGTAGAAGCAAAGCTGTCGGCTGAAGTGGTCAACATGCCGTGGGTAATCAGGAACGTCCCAATGATAGCCAGACCTTTGCGAGCAAAAGCCTTAAGCATGAATCTCTGTAGGTCACTCATTGAATCACCCCTTACCTGTTTTTCTTACGGGAATTCTTCGCCATCTGCCTGCGTGCCTTACGTCGCTGTGCCGCCCAACGTGATAGCTTCCCGCCAGAGGTGAGCGACACGTAAGCCTCGTCCCTACCCTGAAGGACTCGCCGCGCCGCGCCCTGCAATTCATCGGGTAGCACCTCATACCCAGGCTGTAGGTTCGTAACCGCCAGATTTACCAAGTGTCCTGTATTCGGAGCCATTTTCTTTTCATCCTTTCTCGTTCAAAGTTTCGCCCAAAGCTTCCCACGTCTCAGCATCACAAATCCCCGAAGGATTTAATTCCTCATCTTCCTGAAAGAGTCTGAGACTCGCCAGCGTGTTGTGATCGAAGCGCCCCGTTATCTCGTCCATCCTCATCAATCCCCGTTCAGCCAAAAGCCGCTGCATCAGCTTGACCTCTTCGCCGTAGTCGTGAAGTCTGAGCAGAGGGCGCATTGCTGGCTCTCCTGTGCCCTGTGGCGCTTCCCCTTTGGGTGGTGGTATGGTCATGTCTGCCTTAAATGCGAAACGCCCGCCTCACCATTCCCTGTGGAACAGCAAGACGGGCGGAATTAGTCAAAGCTAATTTCTAAAGCTCGTCGGTCTCTATTATCAAGCCTAAAAGTTTATCTATATCGTCTGCCCACTCTGCCATCGTTTTAGCGTTAAGCTGGATGTTAAGAGCGGCACGTTTGAAGCCACGAACTTTAGCACGTAGGCGCGTGGCATCTTCAAGGCCAATCTTAACATAATCGCCCTGCTCACTGTTAGGCTTTTCTAGTGTGTTTGCGCTCACCGCGTTTTCCTCTGCCTCATCAGGAACATCATCATGCCGAATATCATGTCGCCCCAGTTGTGGCGTATCCGTAGCTTCAAGGCCATATCAGCAATCAGGGCGTTTTTAACAGCCAGATCGCCTTTGACTACATCGTATTTGCGTTGCAACTTCGCAAGAGCCTTTGTCTGGTTACGTTCCCTGCGCTGCATCCGCTCTATTTCCTGTATGAGATAATTCGCCATCGCCGTTTAGCCTCTCTCCGTGAAATATGACGGGCATACCACGTTTGTTTGATAACATCGCGCGGTACTCTTCCAGCGTCATATCGCCTTTCTCTTGATTACAATTCCAACATGCCGGAACAACATTCTCAGGCGCGCGAGTACCACCCTGCCTGCGTGGTATTTTATGATCCAACGACATGCGGGCTCTATACTTCGACTTGCCGCAGTAAAAGCAGAAGTCACCGCATCTTGAATAGGCTCGCTTTCGATGTCCTTTGCTGCTTCCCATAAATCAGCACTCAATTCACATAGACCGCCAAAGGCGGCGTCCCTCGTCAAGATTAAGAATGTGGGTTCTGTGCTTCATTAACTTTCATCACGTGTCCACCTCTTTTCTGTTCGGGGGCGGTCGGTCAGCCCGTTTCAGGTTAAGCGGGAAAACTACAAGAGCCTTTCTGTCTACTGAGCTTTCGCGGTCTCAACCGCCCCACTCTCGGAAGCCTTTTTACATTCGCTGCAACTGTAAAACCAGAAGCCGTGCGGGCAAATGTATTGGTCTTTACCGATACCCCGCCTGCCGACCACGTCCGTATCACAATCTTTCGAGTAACGGTGCGCCTGCTTATGCTTGGCACACCAACCACACTTGAGACACATAATTCCCCTTTCACATGGTCAAGAATCGTTCATCTTCGACTACGAGGTGCGGATATACTTCGCGGAAACAGTCATCACAAATAACATCGCAATCGTCAAGAGGCACGTCTGGAAAATGTTCTTGCTTTTCAGCCACTGCTTCCGCGTCGCTTCGTCCTTTCTCAATGGTTGAAAAACATCTAGCGCAAACATAAAAAGATGATTCAGCCATCTATTTCTCTCCCTTCAAAGCACGCGAAACAAACCCCAGCGCCTTGCCGTTTTCTACGGTCTTAGCCGTGATGAGCAGGACTGTGTAACCCATCAGCGATGCCTCCGTGTGCTTCTCATAATCATTCTCAAGTCCCTTCGTAGTAGCGTGTCCTAGCTTGCCCTTCGTATAAATCCCGCCCTGATAATCGGCAACAAGGTTAGGCTTCCAGTAGAAGTCATAGCGCCATTTTCTTGTCGGGTGAAACTTGAACTCGGTTTTTGGCTTAGGCAGTCCGCAAAGTTTTAGCTGTCTCAGAAACTGCGCCTTGTAATCGGTCTTAGGTGTTGGCGGACGGACTCTTGCCTGTGAGCCGTACCGCTCCCGAAAAGCTTTCGATGTCATACGCTCTTGTGGCATCCGTCCTGTTGCCGCCTCTGCATCAGCCGCACCCACTCTGGCGACCCACAGGAGCAGGGAAGTCGCGACGTGCTGCTTTACGAACCCTGCTTATGAAGCTTTTCAACTGCCGTCTCAACATCAATCACATTTGAATTGAGATGCCCTAACTCATCTCGTATATCAAGCAAGACCTCCAGTTGTGCCTCAGCCAGAGAAAGCAATTTATTTGAAACGGTCGGATAACCGTCAGAAATAATATTTGCCACGTCGTTTTCAATTTCAGCTCTGTCTCTCATCACGCCGCACGCCTCCCGTCACGTTGAACCACTTCAATCGAATAAATCCTTGAGCCGTCAGACAACTCAATTCCCTCTGCTTCATCACGCCTACGCCGATTTATCTCTACCCATATATCGGCACGGCAGAATGAGCAGTACCGTCGATTCCGGTTGAGTATTGGTTTTCCGCATTGACAGGTCATACAACTCCTTTTCCATTACCCTTGGCATCCTCACGTCTGCCCTTTAGATACCCAGCCGCGTAGCCCTTCTTGTAATCCCTTTCGCGCTCCCGCCGAAACACATCATCTAAGGTTCGAGTTCTAAGCTGTGAGCCGACCTTCACCATAAAATCAATGACGGCGAATTCTTCATCAGTCAGTGATTCAATCTCCTTAGCTAACTGGTCTTTCATCTTGTCCGTCCCACACCTTCTGGCTCGTGTGCCAGAACTCACACCCGCTTTGTCTTTGCCCACTTCGTACCGCAGACAACCCACTTAAATTCACCTTCAAGCGTTACTCTGTCCGAGTAGTCTTAGCTCTCGTCTGTCGCCTCTGTCTTTGAATACTTGGCGGAGCCTTTGACCACAGGCGAGATTCGCCAGAAGCCGTCACCGCCAGCACCGTATTGAACTTTAAGAATCGTTCCGTCAGAGAAGACGAGCAAAGTAGGTTCGTCATATTCGGGCGGGTTGAATTCTTCGTCAATATCGCCCTCTATCTCAATCAAATCATCGCTTGCGCCATAGATTGTTAATTTCATCTTCTACCCTTTCGTTTCTCCTTTTAGAGTTCCATCTCCCGCCACCATGGGTAGCCGCCTTGGCCGTCTGATAATGATTTAGAAATACCCGATCAATGAATTGATTATCAGACTCGGCAGTTACATCTTCTGTTCAGCTTCGCGCTCGTGACCTTCGATGTTTCGCGTGTAGCGTTCGTACTGCGGCACCGTCTCCGTAAATCTTCCCGACACCACATCGAAATAGAGTTCGCATTTTCCAATCCTGCCACATTCCCTGAACCTAACTTTCTGCACATGCACCTCAGTAGGCGAATGTTCATTCATCACGTCGCGCCACACTGAGAGCCCCATGTCAGCCTTGTTCCTGAAATGTGCGCTGCCACTAATATCGTAGAGAGTAGGTACGGGGTATGTACCTTGCTTGGGGTCTTTAGTAAGTTTGGTCGGATGAGCTACTAACCACAAGTGCTTTTCTTTCATGCGCACGAATCTTCGCATCCGTGTCAGGCTCTGACTGACATACTCCGTCTCATTCATACCGACAGGCCGCTTGTGCTCCAACTCATTCCACGGATCAATGACCACGCCTTGAGTCTGAAACCCGCTCTCATCCGCCCACGACACGCAATCAAGAATCCCACTAACCGAGCAGCCGCCCTCATCCGGCAAGATGAAAACAAAGTGCTCATCCAGCCACCGCATCGCGTGCTCCATCGCAGATTCCGACATGCGCTCGACATCGCCTTTACCGAACGGCTGGCCTACGTGTATCGACATCAGTTGCGCGGCATGTCTCTGAAGTGGTTGGTTCTCGATTGACGTGATAGCGATGCGCCAGTGATGCGTTTCAGCTAAATTGTGCAGGAGGGTATCAAGTACGGCAGTTTTGCCGTGGGAAGGTATGCCGGTAACGACCGTCCATTGACCAAGCTTGACCGTGTAGAACCAATCCAGGGAGGGGATGCCGGTGGATAGGCCACCCCTCATACCGTTGTGATAGAGGTCGCGTATCTCGCCAGCCAGCTCACGTACAAAGTAAACGCCCTCTGGTCGCTCGCCATCCACTGCGGTTCGCTCTGGAAAGACGTGTACCGGATCATCGGGCGCGTACCTCGAAACGCTGTGTGCGATCTTGCGAACATCTCTATCAGGCAACGGCGGGTTGCATCGCTGCTCATTTTCAACCGATAGAGCTGCATAAATCGCTTCCTCGGTCATACCCCTGCGCCGCATGCTGCCCGCCAAACTCGTGAGCGCGTTATTGCGTGCGCCTTCGATGATCGGCTCGCCTTCGCCGCTGAAGGTCTGCGCGGGCTGCGGCTCGTTGAGCAGCATGACCAACCAGCCGGGGAGTTCGGGCAGCGCGTCAAACTCACCGCCCCACTGGTATCTGTTTCCGCTCACATGGAGGGACGGAGAGACTACGATGTAACCACCATCGCCGCGAACATCAATCCCTGCCCCCAAGCGAGTAGAGTTCTGAATGTTGCGGACACGAAAGCCGGGATGCTTGAAGAGAAGATGCCAACCGCCTCCCCCGGTCTGTGCATACACCTTCTCACTGAATTGTCCGTACTGTTCTTGAAGCTGTGTGATGCTTTGTGTACCGCCATGCCGTGGGTCTATGTCCAGAACTACGAAACCAGAAACTTCGCCAGTCGCTACAGCGATATTCGCATCCGGCCACATCCCCCACCACTCCTGAATTTTCTTGGGATCATCCGTCGCGTCCAGCAACCCGTTCATGGTACGCGGGTGTTTGCCAACATCCGAGCAGGCAGGTTTATTACACGAACATCCCTGCGCCGTGGGGGTGTGGAGTGGAAATACTTTCCAGCCGAGTTCGGCATAGGACAGTGCGGCATCAAGCATCATGCTACTTTCCTCCGTGCCTCTTCATACGCAATCCGCGTCAAGGCATCTGCTACATCATTCTCGTCACGCCTAACCCATCTCAGGCTCGCGTTTGGCAAATCCCTGAGCAAGTTCTGACACTCGTTGCGAAATGGGATTAAATGTTTCGCATGACAATCCCATGCACCATTCACCTGTTGAACCACGAGGTTTGAGTCTGTGAAGATGTCGGCGTGAGCTTCACCGTCGTACTGTTCAAGCCACCTGAGCGCAGCGCGGACGGCGCGATACTCACAAACATTGTTCGTGATGCCTTCGCCGGGACGGGCGATGCACGCCCAAGCCTGGTGCAGAGGCGTAGGACGTTCTGCCCCTCGTGTGCCGCTGACATCGCCCTCAAACGCAATGAAAGCACAGCATCCGAACCCGTCAGGGTTAGTCGGTTCGGTTAAACCGTCGCAGAAAATTGTTATCTGTTTCATTTATTCTCCCTGCTCGCCGTGTTCAAACCTTGCCCTGCGAGCCTTCAAAAGCGACGGAGCGCGCATCGCATCAAAGCGGCCTTCCAGCATAATTACCTCGCCAAATTCTGCGATAAATCGGCAGTAAAGAAATGTAATGTTGGGGCTGATTTCGCCGTGTAAAATCATGCCGTCGCGTTGGGACAGCCGACACAGGCGAACAAACTTGGCCTGTTCTTCGTCGGTCGGAAATGTACCTTTCACTTCAACCCAAAGATTCTTTTCCGTCAGAAGAAAGTCAGGGAGATACCACGTCCCACCAAGATCGTAGCCTTCGCTCTCGTAGCTGTATGCCCACCCTTCGGCGTCAAAAAAGACAGCCCACCGTGCCTCAAGGCGCGAGCGAAACCTGTAGCCGTTGTAGTTTGTTTCAATGGCTTTGATGGTCGAATCACTCATAGTACCGGCGGCCTCTCTCTCTTGATTGTTCCAACACTCACGAAACTTTCCAGCTTTGAACCGTTGCGGCAAATCAGGGTTAAATCATCGTAGGCTTGCCCGCGTTCGTTCTGCCCTCTGTGGAAAGGGGAAGCGCGGCAACCGTCGATTGCCTTTTTAATCACTTCGACGGTGTAGCCCTCCCTGAGTCTGGCACGAATCACCCTCTCCCTCTCCGGTGTTAGTCTGGCTTGGGGATGCTCCAGTGATTCTTGCCAGTAGGAAAAAACTTCCTGTACAGCCGTCGAGCCGTTAGGGCTCGACAATGTAGTTTCTTTCTTCTTGGGTTCTTTCCTAGAGGGTTCTTTCTTTATTTCATGTGGTGAACTTGTAACTTCACTGTATGAACTTGCAACTTCATCCTGTGAACTTGCTAGTTCATGTGGTGAACTTGCAAACCGCTTGATATTGTCAGGCCAGATGTCCGTGAGAGTGATAACGTGGCGTGCTTTTCCGCCGTGAGGGTTCTCTTCTTCCTTGACGTGAATCAAGGATTTTCCGGCCAGTTCGATCCTTGCGGTGGTGAGCGCGTCTTTGGCCTTGCTGACCATTCCTGCGCTCATGCCCGTCTCTTTGGCTAGGGTGGCCGTAGACTTCCAGCACTCGCCCTGCTCGCCAGCCGTGCGCTTCAAGTGAAGGTATAAGGTCAGTTCAAACGGCGATAAGCCGAGCGTGAAAACCACGTTCGGAATCTCCGTGCGGTAACGTCTGCCGTCGCCCGCGTCTGAAACTGCCTGCCTCAACTCTGATACTCCCTGTGTAAAAAGCTAATGCCCCCGTACCACCGAGACGCGGCGACGAGTCCACAACAGCGACGAAGGGACGCGTTTAGCGCCTGTTGGTACGGAGGCATCAGCTTCCGCGCTACTAAGGATAGTATTCGGTTGTGAAAGCCGCCTTCCGTGTCTAAAGACACGAAAAACGCACCCCTTCGTCGCTATCCCCATGTTACCACAAATCCTCATCTCGTGGTTGAAAAACTTCACGCCACCACTCGTAATCCTCCGTGGTGATTTCATCCGGCCCGATCAATTCTTTCATCGCTATCTCCTAGTTTGTACCCCGTTAGATTTGGGGTCGGTTCAACGTAAAACAACTTGCCCACGCCCCGCTCAGTTCCGGCCTCACAAAAGAATGCTAAATCCTCATCCGTGAGGTTGAACCACTCGCCATTGATACGCCTCGATTTGAAATAGTCATGAAAGTGCCACTCACATCTCGAGATATCATTCGTGCGTAATGCGTGTACGAGTTGCACCTTGAAGGGCAACACCAAGCCGAATTGTGACAGTCTGTTTTTGAGTACCTTTGCTTTGCCAATTTTGTAGCCATAGTCACTCCGCAGCAGGTAAACAAATCCGGGTGTTGGTGTTGCCCCAAGGTAATTACTGCGCCGTTTGCGCTTGTTTAGAAAGGGACCACATCAGGCTCAGGCTGTCGGTTTCCCTGAGCTATGCCTCCGAATGGAGCTTGCCCCTGCGCCTGCTGGTTAATGGTTTGTGCGTTGTGTTGCTGGGGAAGTTCCGAGTCAACACGGATACAGTGCGTGGGCTTGCCTTGGTATTGTGTGATGTCCGGTTTGAGAGTGATGCGCGCGCCGACCCATGAAGTGTAGTCTTCAGTTCCGAGCAGCATGGCGATCATGCGGGCGTTGGTGGCGTTCAGAGCAAGGCGTTTGCCGCTGCCTTCCTGAAAGTCCAGTACGATCTTTTTGTCATCGCCTACCGATTCGACGGCAGAGGCTTTAATGGTGACATGGACTTTCTGGCCTCTCAGGTCTTCAACTTTTAGAAAGCTTGACTTGGACTCGTAAATGTCATTGATGTTTGGCATTGTTCTTTCCTCTTTCTTGTTGTGGCTCGACTCGTCTACTGACCCGTCATCGCCATTGTGGTTGCGGTGCAGAAGCTAATTCGGCCTCTGCCTGATTTGTTCTCGCAAGTGTCTGGTAAGCTGATAGCGTGGCTTTCAGAGCGTGTACATATTCTCTTGCTGCTTCGCGCTCGGCTTCCGCGATGTGAGCCGCCAGACGTTCGGACTCACACACCTTGTCAACCTTCGCCGTTTTCTCTGGTATCGTTCCTTCGGCGTTCAGGTAAGCTATCGACTTTGCGCGCCTGTAGTTATTCTCGGCTTCAGCCCAATTTCTACCGGCTGTGCGCAGGTCATTAACAGCATCCAATAACTTGTTGGTCAGGTCTTTTAATTGATCGTTCAACTCGGTAAACGAGTAGATTTCAGATAGTGTCATTTCTCTCTTCTCCTCTACGCTTCCCAATCAGGGTTAAGCCGTGTGGCGCGGCTCACCCTGATAAGCGGGTGAGCCTTTCTTCGTTCGATTCAGAATGAAATAGGGGTAAAACCTTTTCAGGTTTCAGTTGGCGCGGAATATCGCAACCTATTCCTTGTGCACGCTTGATTCGTGCACGCGATACTTCACAGAAATAATCATCCGAATCAATCAAGATAGAGTTGCGTTTCTCAATCTCTGCCGCGACTCCGGTCGTTCCAGAGCCGCAAGTAAAGTCAAGTATGGTGTCGCCTTCGTTTGAGTATGTGCGAATGAGATAGCGCAGGAGTTCAGTCGGCTTTTGATTCGGGTGAAACCTATCTGGAGAATCGTTGTCAACGCATGGAAAGTAAATAATGCTTTTGGGGTTGCGGGTTGTATCGCCCGCATTGTTCACAGCCTCACGATGAAAGCCGTAGACAGTTGAGCTATTCGCTTTCCGTCTTGCGAAGTTGACGGGCTCGTGTCCAGTTGTTTTCTGCGGGTTGTAAGTGATAGCGCCTCGACCAAAAACTAAGATTGATTCATGTATCTTCATTGGCTGAACAGGAGCGTTTAGAAAGTTGCTCGCCCTGTTCTTTTCCCAGATAACTTCATGCTTGAACTGCTGCAGGTTGCTGGCGACAAGTAAGGACGTGAAAGGCTGCGAAGCGAACAAGACTATAGCGCCGCCCTTTTTAACTAAAGCGTTCAGGCTCGTCCCGCCAGTGCATGATGCCGTCGATTAATCTCTCTTCGTAGTACATCGCTGTCCTTTCATCAGAGCCGCGTTACTGCGTGGGACTCAGGGATAACTCGCGTATGCATCCACAGGCCGTTCGCTTCCTCTAAATCATCCGTTGAATCCGCCGGCTCGTCCGCTACCCCGGCCAACCAAGAAGGGGGAAAACGGTTTGAAGGGCTGACACTATCCGCTCGCTTCCCACCGGAGTTAGTTGATATGGTCGTGGTTCAAATGTCCTATGGACTCCCACGATTACACAGTCAACATATCCGCCCTAGCCTCGTCCGATGTGCCAGCCCTTCAGATTGAGCCAGTAGCACGCCTACGCTTCGCTACCATCCCCCCGAACCGCACCACCTGTTCTATTGGGTCAGCATCAACCCCGGCGGCTTGTCAGAATGCAGATGCTTTCTTTTTCTGGCGGTCTAACGTGTGCGGCTGGCAAAGCAACGCGAGTTGTACACGTTGGGCTCTTTGCTTCCCCGCATGGCTCAAACTGTTAAAGAACGTAGGGCGTCCAGAGTGGATGCAATCTATACCCCCATGCGGATTGATCGGCTCGCATGTGTGGCCGTGGACGCCCCAAGCTTTGTCAAAGATGCGCTCCGATGGTGCGGGCTGTACCTAACTGCTGACTGGTGCAGGTCTGCATAAGCCCGCGTATGGACGCCCGGAGCAAGCGTGCCCGACCTCGCAGAGCATGGATAAACTCGGTGGTCATCCGTAGAGCCATGATGCTTTGGGCTGGCATCTCAATAATACGTTGTCAAAGAATCAGAAAGAGGCGGCATCCCCTCGACCCGTTGTGCGTCGAGGGGTTACGGGAGGAATTCCGCAAGAGTCTCGTCAAACTCTTCTGCCGCCCCTCGCCCTTGTGCCGACTTGCAGTTTGTGGCGACACAAGATTTCAAAGATGGTCGCGGGGGCTGGATTCGCACCAGCGTTCTTCGGGTTATGAGCCCGACGAGATGACTACTTCTCCACCCCGCTAAAAGTGTTTGGGTCATAGCGCAGTCCGGCGAAACTATGACCCCAGTCAGGTTCATAACTCCTGACCGTTTATGTGATGAATGCAAAGAACTCAAATTCTTAATCCGAGCGGTTTATGCACTCTCAAGCGCGGCTGTCTCGGATGCTGCCTCAACTTCAATTCCTGACCCTGCGCCACAAAGATAACCATTGATATACCACCCGAAACAGAGGGCGCGTTGAGCGTTATAGGCATCGCTCGGCAGCGTGCTTCTTAGAAAAGAAGATTGCTCGTCAAAGCGTTTATTGAATTCACCGCGTAGTGATTCTCTGAAAGCTATGTAATCATCCCCTGTCGTATCGGCAATAAGTGACTCCACTGATCCCATTGGTTAGTCCTCTACTTTCGCGCCCTCAAATGATATTAAGCCAACTCGCCGCACCCCTCTCTAACGTGTGCTACAGACGCTCGTTTACTTTCTGTCGCGCTAGATTCAAAGTATCCTCGACCTCCGCGAACTGTGATTGAAGATTCAAAGCCTTGAACTGCCGCTTCAGCCTTTCGAGCCTCTGGACAGCTTCACTAGCCTGACCGATGCTGATTAACAGATACGCGATGTTGTTCTCGGTCTCCATGCGGGCAACGAAGTCCCCCGCCAATTCGTGAAAACGTGATGCGTTTTTGTATTCGATGAGCGCTTTGTGGTGGAGTCCGAGCCTGAGATATGTAGTGGCAAGCCCGTTCGCGTACTTACCCTTCAAGGTGTTGCTGGATGTCTGCTCGAATAATGATTGCGATAGCGTATGAATAGAAAGGGCTGTCAGGTAGTTTCCCGCACCTCTCTCAATCATCGCCCAGTTGAAAGCCAAGATAAGACGCAGGTCGTTGTCTTCGGTTTCGTTCAGGGCTTCGAGCGTGACGGCGCGCGCCTCATCAAGCTTGCCCGCACAGTAGAGTGCGACGCCCCGCTCCCGTTTGGCGCTTGCGCTATTGGGGATTCCCCCGTTTAGTTCTACAATGTTAATAGTTCTTTGCATCTTCACTGAAAGGAGAAAATCACATGAGACGATTAGCACTCTCCGTCATGTTGATGGCGCTCTCTTGTCCGGTTGCCTTCGCTGGTATAATCGAACAGCCTGGACAAACTTTTGTGAGCCCCGTTGACATCGCGTTGATCTTTCTGAGCATCCTGCTCGGCTAAGGTCTGGAGGGCTGCTACTCACTCAGCCTCATACGTCCCTCGCATGAGTCCTACCCTAAGCTTTCACAACCCCTAACCCGTTTGTTCAATAGGCTCAAATTCCCTGACTCTCTGCTCCGCAATCAATTCGGATTTAACCCTTCCGGCCTCCAGTTCCAGCTCTGCCGTGCGAGCCAAGGAGACTGTCACCTGATCCCTGCTCATCTTCGCCATGTCGTCGCGGTCAATGCTTCTCAGGCGTCTAATCGCCAGTTCAATAATGTCTACGGGCTCTTCGTCCACTAGACCCCACTGCACGGCCAAGCGGTACAGGACATTAAATACTTTCTTGCCTTTGCTCCTGTCCGTGCGAAGAACGCCGTAAATGAACGAAGCGGTTTCATAGATGGTGTTTCGGGTCGCATCGTCGGAGCGGATCATGGCGCACAATCGCCCGTACTTGATGTGGCTGAATCTGGATATTTGCTTGCGGTCGCCGTTCTCGATGATGTTCTCGATTTCGGTCTCAATATCGAGTTCATCCGGCGGCAATAGTTCACACTTTTCCATATATCGAAATCTTTCCTGTAGATTTCCTTGTTCTAAATTCTCAATCCCTTAAAATGACTATGCTCAGCCAATGAGCGCAGCCGCCTGCGGGCTGCATGTGGGGCACGGTTTGACCAGACCAGCCCGCCTGCGTGTTGTTTGAACGGATGCGACAGCCCCCGTTATGACTTAGAGCCGCCGAAGAAGGGCTTTTCATCTAAGCCGTTAGGCCAATCTTTGTGTGACATGGGCATCACCTCCTTTCTAATTTCACGGTCAAATGGGAGCGGGCAAACGATTAGGTGGCACTTCTCTTGTCCGCTTCCAGGGTCTTTAAGGGTCAAATATCAGTAAAACTCGACATGCACGCCTATTTGCCTTTTAACTCTCGAATGATGCGTACCGCGCATCTAGTTATATCTTCAGAAAACATGGCGACGGCGACTAGGGTTGCTGCGCCGAGACAACATTGGAAGTCGCTGAATAACATTTAACTAATCACCGTGACGCTTTCGCCCTCTTGGTTGCGTATGTGTGAAAAGGGGGAACGGTTAAAAGTTTGCGGCGGCGCTCTCCGATGTTTATATCTTTTATAGAGACAGTTTGGACGTTCATAGCGGCTAGACCGCCTGCTGTTGTATTTGCTTGGCCTGATCTTCTAACGCGATGCGGAGCATGACGGACAATCTTCGGTTTTCAGCCTTTGCGGCCTTTACATAAAACTTTCTGAGGTCTTCAGGGACTCTCACGACTAACTGCTCGGTCAGGTTGTTCTTGGAATTTTTCATCGGCAATTCCCCCAATGAGCGGGACTATAGCACGCCTCGCATTGCATTGCAATAGGAAATCTGCATACGTTGACAAAATTTAAATTCAAAGGTTGGATACGCTCATGGCAGAGTTGACATCACAAGTCACTTTTAGGGTTTCCGACAAGATGTATCAGCGCATCGGAGAGATCGCTAAAGAAGAACGCAGAAAGCCCAACGAAGTAGCGCGGGCGCTTCTTGAGCGTGGGGAAGCGGCCTATACTTCCGACGGGCGTTTGTTTGAGCCAGGAGCGGGAGAGTCGCAACCGCGCGCCGTCGCGCTGAAGATTGTCGGGCGGGTTTCTGGCGGCAAGCCTATAGAACCGATAGAGCACCACGAAGAAATTATGGTTTTGAGTACCGACATCGCTGGCATCAAAAAAGCCCGCGCCCTACGTGTCGTAGGCGATAGCATGCGCGACGCGAATGTAATGGACGGAGATATAATCTTAGTTGGAGATTGTGAGTCACCTATCAATAAGATTGTGGTTGCCTACATCGAAGAGAAAGGCACTTTAGGAGCTACGCTGAAATGGTGGAGACAAAAAGGCCAGAGCGTGACGCTGGAACCGGCCAACCCTGACTATAAGCCTTTCACCTATCCGGCAAAGAAACTTCGCTGGTACGGCGCTCTCGCGGGAGTTATCAGGACTATACCTCTCTCTGAAGTCGCCGGAAGGTCTGAAGCCGATGCCGCGTAATTGCTCATGGTGCGGTAAGCAGACGGAGCGAAAGTTGTGCGAGGGTTGTCTAATATTTGCGGCCAGCGTTCCTTCGCTTTCTCAAGACGTATTAGATGATCTTCCCTTTGGGGTAATTGAGCTAGACGAAGCGGGAAAGGTTCTCGGCTTTAATCACCATGAAGAGGAGCGGTCGCACCTGCGCGCATCTGAAGTTATAGGGAAGAATTTCTTCCGCGACATTGCGCCGTGCGCGGAGGTAAAAGAGTATCAAGGTAGATTTGAAGAGTTCCTGTTAAGTGATGAGCCTTCTATTCAATTTGATTTTGTTTATAGGTTGCCCCACGCGACGATCCCCATACGGATAATGTTTGTCCGCGCCCACGGACACAACGTATTGGTAGTAAGTAGAGAAGTTTAGCAGTAAAGGAAGTCTCCCACGATGTTTACTCTGCGCTGCCCACGGTGCGGAAGTTCCCGTATTCATAAAGGATACCAGCGCACGCCTTGGTTCTTAAAAATCCTCTGCTATCGCTGGTTGCATTGTAAAGATATAAAGTGCAACTATGAATGGCAGGGCTTCGCTACTCCGTGGCAACTCAAGAGGGCGAGCAGGCGAAAGCGAACTGATATACCAGCTTCACACGGTAGAAAATTGATCTAGGCTGTAGGCAATCGGGGGGTTGTTCTACGGTCGGGGCGTCCGGTTCTCTAAAGGGATCGGGCGCTTTTTCTTGCGTGAAATAATTGTAATTTAGTTCTTGCATTGCATTGCATTCTATGGTAACATCCCTCTGCCTAAAGGAAAGGCCAGACACGGATGATTCACTTAGCCAACAACAAACGGCTTACGAAGGGGGACACAAAGCATGCAAAACGCAGCCACAGCATTCGCCGCCGCTTCTGAAAACACACCACGGGTCAACAGACGTCGCAACCAACGTGCAGGCAACTGCGATAAGTGCCGAGCCTTTGTTGAGCCGCAGGCTGGCTATCTGTTCAAGATGAGGGGCTGCAACGCAACCGGTGGGGATTACTACCAGCGCGTGCGCGGTGAGTGGCATGTGCGCTGTGAAGCCTGCACGCTCAAGACCCCATCCGTCAGGCGTGAGATGGGACTAACAGGCGAGCAGCCCAAGCAGTTCAAACAGGCAAGAGAGCGTCGTCAGGCGAAGCGGGCAGCTATTGAAGCCCTGATTGCAGAGTACAGCGACGGAACAGGCTGTGTGCCTGCTGAACGCATGGAAGCCTATCGTGAAGATTTGGCGAAGCTCAGAAATAAATGAGGGGGGAGCGCCGAAAACATATGCAGCCAACAGGCGAAAGGAACGAGAAGATGAGCACGATAAAGAGAGAGCAGGAAAAGAACTCACATTCTCAATCTGACGAGACAGCCGCTAACGCGGTCAGTGGTGGTGAGAGCCTGCCACAGATAGATAAATTCGCAGAACCCTTCAGATGCCCTACGCATAGAGAGTTACTAAACCAGCGACCCAAAGGACAACAAACGCCAGAGCAACTATGGTGCGGAACGTGGCACGACTGCCCGCGTTGTCGCTACTCCCTGTTAGAAAAGAGCGATGAGCTTATGGCGTCTTTGGAAGAACAGCGGGCGGCTTACGAGACATCAAGATCGCAGGGGCAGCTACCCTTCAAAGCATCAATGAGTCGTAAGCGAAAGACCGCACACAAGCGAAGCGCCGCACGAACCTAGCAGCAATCGTTCGTAGTTAAACTTCTAAATCATGCGGGCTAATCGCTACCGATCATTTCAAATCCAAAACCGCATAATCTTTCGGAGCACACACCATGACCACTGACAAGCCACAAGTAGAAATCAGAACCTTTACCGAAGCCTACGACGGGCGGCGCAGAGGAAGAGTAATCACCTGGCATCAAGTGTTCGTCAACAACGTCCCGGTTACTCGTGGGCTTCCAAAGCGTGAGGCAGAGCGGAAGAAAGTTGCGATAGAGAAAGACGCTGGCCTGAGCCTTTCCATCCGATGAATTGATGCGCTTACGCGCGCTCTAAAGTTGACGAGTTAATGAAGGAGGAAACGAGGATGTCAGACATGAACACATTGATGAGGGAGCAAACACCTTGCACCGTTACCCAACGAGAGAAAGACGACATCACTTTATTTTACGACCTGCTTACGGTCTGCCAGTTGACCGTCAAGCAATATGCCGGAGGCAGCGAGGTGGACATCACCCTTGAAGGCAGAATACCGCTTGAGGCGTCACAACGCATGCAGGAAGTGATTAAGAATTGCAGCGGTCGCTTTGCCTTTGAGAACATAGAAAGCCAGTGACTATGACGTGGATGGTCGTAGATCAGAAAGAGAGGGCGGGAGCATGACAGAATATATCTGGGAAACATTCAACAGTATTTTCAAGACGGTCTATAGCCAAGGTCTCCGCGTAGAAGATTTAGAGGCGCGGCTTGTCGCACTAGAGCAAGACAAGTTTCCCAAACTAGAGGCTCAAGTCGCGCAACTAGAACTGCAAGTATCAGAGCTTCGCCACAAGATGGGGCTTACTGAAGTTGACGAACTACAAGAAAGAGCGACGGCAGACCGATGAGCATTTCCATATTCGACAAAAGCCTCAAACGCCTTGCCTCTCTAGCAGAGAAGCGCAAGCTGGACTGGCTGCCGATAAGTGAATCTGTCTTTATCGTAGATTCATCCCGCGCTGGCATACCTCCGTACAGGCTCACCCTTGAAGGTGAAACGATTCATTGCCCCTGCAAAGCGGGTCGTCAAGACTTAGCCTGCACGCATGCGAGCGTCATAGTCAAACACAGATTCCCCGTCACTATCGCACTAAATATCTGGCACGTAGAAGATGCGAGAGAGACGGCAGAAATAAGGCTGGCTATTGAGAAGGGCGAGGTTTCACCACAAAGGTTAGCTTACTACAGACGGGTTTATCGTCAATCAAAAGTGTGTTCAGAGATGGAGAGAAAGGCGGCATAGATGAAATATAAGCCACCAAAACTTAGCGTGTTAGAGATTTCAGAGCGCGGCTGGCCGATGTTGGTATTCAGCAACAACACAAACAAGTTATCCCTGTTACATATCGCGCGTCGTCGCGGCACTTTGGGCGTGCAAGATTACCATTATCACATCACGGACTGTAACAGAGCACTTCACTCCGAGAAGTCAAGAACGCACTCGCAAGATGGAGAGTTGCCTTGGTGGTTTGTTCTCTGCCCGAAATGTGGCGACAGGGAAGCTTTTATTAAAGCTAGAGACGAACACAGAGCGCGGTTAGTAAGGCTATGAAACGCTCTTGGATAAACAGAGGGACGAAGGGATTCAAGGCAAAGCCTAAGTCGAAGGAAGCCGCGTGGTCAAAACAGGTTCGTGAGCGTGACAACCATATCTGTCAACGATGTAAAGGGCAGGGAATACACGCCCATCATATCGCTCCGAGAGGCCGCAGACCTGACCTTAAATTCGATGTCAACAACGGGATTACCTTGTGTCATCAATGCCATGACTGGACTCATTTACACCCCGCTGAATCTACACGGGCGGGCTTTCTATCAGATGTGCCATACGAAAACAGGGGCTACTACAAGGAGCGTTTACGCGAGGTCAAGCTTGAGAGCGACTTTGAATTAGATGTGATGGAGATATTCTGATGATAGCAATGCTGGATACAAGCCATGATCTTAAAGTCTGCTCTGAGGAACTGGGCTGCGCGGTCGAGCAACTTCTGACGCCTCTAACAAGGTTCAACATGCAAGACCCCTTGGGCTGGCGTGCCATAGAAAATGGTGGCTTTACCGGACTCAATATCAAATCATTCCTATCGCTTTTAGAGCGCGAGGCGCATGCCAAACAGCTTGTTAGATTTGTCTCCGTGCCAGACATCCTAGCTTCAGCACGACGCACCCTTGAACTGTTCGATCATTGGTATCCGCAATTATGCCAGTGGCCGTTAGCTCTGGTCGCTCAAGATGGTCAGGAGGATTTACCCATCCCTTGGGATTTAATCACGGCAATCTTTATCGGCGGCACTACCAGATTCAAGATGAGCAAGGCCGCCACGGACATTATCCGAACAGCTCAGGCGATGGGCAAATGGACTCACGTAGGGCGCGTGAATGATCCCGCAAGGTGGCAGCATTTCTTAAACTTAAACGTGGATTCTGTGGACGGTACGGGAATCTCTAAATATTCACACATGAGAATTGCTATCCGTGATCGTGAAATTAAACCATCCCTGTTCGATGAGATTGAAGAGGAAGCTTTATGCGTGTAGTCCATAGCTTACAAATTACAAGTATCTGTCCGGTTGATGAGAAGCCTGACGTTTATGAGTGCTTCGTCATAGCCAAGCGGGTGATTCCGGTTGAGGATATTTTGAAGGCCACAGCCGACGTTAAGAACATGAAGGCGTATCAGGAAGATATTTGTCAGGAACTGCACCGGAGGCTCGCCTGCGAGGTTCGTCTAGTCGGCTACCACCAAGGAGTCCGTACCGAAGTGGTCTGCGGGTGAATCTGTAATTGCTATTAACCATTTTCATTCCGTATCGAATCGGACTGAGAGACTACCGGAGGCAGCATAAATGACAACCATTCAGACAATCATTCAAAAGGTAAGGCAGTACTACCCGCACGCCTATGTGAAGTACGAAGAGTCGACCCGGCTCTGCGTCGTCATATCGGAGGCGCAACGCATTGGCACGGGGGATTCATGCAAAGAGGCTTGGAGTAGCGCCTTAGAATGCCTCGAGCGTCAAGAGAGGGAACGCGCCGCTAATCCGTAAAGCATTTCAACCTGTTTTTCCATATTCGTTACTCCCTACCATCGGGGGCAAAAATGAGTAATCAGGATGACACGACACACGCACCCAAACTTGATGAGAAGGCACAGCCTACGGCTGATGCTTTAGCGGAGGATGAGAGCCGCCCGAGTGACAAGGAGCGTATCCACCATCTTGAGCAGGCCATTGCGAGGCTGATCTTCAACGCCCGACAAGTGACTTGTACGGTCAAAGGTATGGATGGAATCATCATCCCTCTACAGCGTGCCGTTGATGATGCCGCGCCCCTGATCGGTTGGCATGACCGCACGGCTAGGGCGGAGGGTAGGATGAACACAGAGAAGGAAATAGAAGCCTTGAAAAAAGTAGGCCAAACTGTCATCGGCACAATGGAGCGGGATGGTGAGACTTTTGTAGTTATTCAATGTGAGACATGCGGCTGGCCTCGCGTAGCTGATTACGGTTGCGATACCTGCCGGGCAAGGTCGGTAGACGCCAAAGTGGTCAGGATGAAAGCCGCCCTTGATTCTATTAGTGCTAATGCTGCTCAAGCCATACTGTAGGAGGGCAAATAGGATGTTTTCAGACATCAAGCGGCACCTTCGCCCTGACGTACTCAACCGCTTGGAGGAATTGAGATGAGCGAACCTTTTGACCAAAGCACGGACACGATGATCTTCTACGCCTTCCGCTATTGCTTGGGAAGGGCGACGTGTGCAGTTACTGAGTGTGTGGATTACCTGATTAAGCATTGGGGCGATCTCTCAACTGATACGCAAGTCCGAATCCATAGCGAAATTAAGAGAGCTTTTGAGCGTGGGCGGTACGGGCATGAATGCGACCGGGAAGATTGGCAGCGTGTTCTTAACCTACCAGTGCCGGAGGGCAAATAGCCATGTACAAATTAGAACGCAAAGTACCGCCCCGTTGGTCAGAGCTGCGTTGGTGCATCGTGAGAGCATCGGACGGTCTGCTTATCTGCCACCGGGACAAGTTCACGGATGCTCAAGAGATGGTCGCCAGGATGAATGCGCTTGATTCTCTGACGCTGGCGAATCAGCGCAAGGATGATTTGCTCAACGGCATATCTGTCGAACAGTCCTTATCTCATTCTGAATTGCTTAACCTATCCAGAGCAACAAGAGGTGAGTCTTGCAGGTGGGATGGGTAGCGAGTGGGTTCTATATGGCTGTGAGGTGAAACGTGGGTAAGGGCGAGTTCAATATAGGAGACCGCGTAGAGATGACTGACGCGACCAAGCAATCTAAATCCCGCAAGATCAGCCAACACGGGCAGGTGGTTGGGTTTGGTCGCAAGTTTTCCTGGGAGATTATCGTCCATCGTGATGGATGTAAAAACCCCGACAGGTGGCACAAAGACGCGTGGCAACCTGAGCAGCCTTCAACATGAGCGGTGCTTGAGACGGCGATGGTTGCTCGGATGGAAAGCCACAAGCCATCCCGCTTGACCTAAATCAAAGGGTGGGGGTCAGGCCGCAAGCCGAAAGGACGAGGACACGTGATGAAAAACTTATGGCGACGACATTTAAGGAAATACTTTCGCTGTGTGAGCCTGTTCCTCTCTATCGTGTGGCGTCCCGCATATCCGCCATCGGATGCGACATGGTTTGAGGCTCACTGGGAATACGAGCTCAGCATAAAAACGGCGTGGGAAGTATCAACGGGTATCTGGCTTGATCGCTTCTAGCGTGCGGCTGTCCGATTAGTGGAGGGAGAGAAACCGAGGATAGGGGAAGCAAGGCGTAAAACTCAGCCACTCAATCTTGATGAGAGAGCCGCCTTTGGCGGTCATACGCGGTGAGTAATTCTTAATCTTAGGGCAGTACGGAATGACTAACAGACGCTACCACACATTCAAAGATTATCCAGTAGGCCGTGATGAGCAGGGCAGGCCGCTTTGCCGCTTCTGCAAGAGTGTGGTGCATCCGCCCCGGCGAACAATCTGTAGCGATGAATGTAATACAGAGTTGTCTATTCGTACCAGCCCGAACTACCTGCGCGATAAGGTTCTGGAAAGAGACAAAGGCATCTGCGCCATGTGCGGCTGTGACACCTTGAAAATCCGGCGAATACTTAGCGGGCTGTTAAAGGGCTGGTATCCCACGCTGGACAACTCTTACAACTCAGCGCCCGACGTATGGCGATGGTATGCACAGCATTTAGGAATTGGCTTGCATCGTGCCTTCTCTGATGACCTGTGGGACGCCGACCACATAAAAGAGATAGCTGATGGTGGTAAGCATGAGTTGAGCAACATGCAGACTCTTTGTATCGCGTGCCACAAACAAAAGACAGCGCGATTTATGAAGTCTCGCGCAAAAAGGCCGATGCCCCAAGCGCAGTTGTTTGAGTGCTGATGTTAGTTGGGGCAGCCTTCAACGTGAGTGCCTTTGAGAAGGCATAGGCCACACGGCGCGGAAAAGCACAGTCTACATGGCTTCACCTGAATCATACACGATTGGCTGAGTTGTGGAGGGAAAGGATATGTCAGAACAAACTACGAACGATCCAAGCGCAGGAGCGACGCAAGTGGCAGAGGCTATTTTCGATCATACTGTTTGGGCGATGGTACGACACCACACCAAAGCTGAAATAGTGCCGGAACTCGCCTCCATCATTGACCGCGAGATTGGAGGAAGGGTCAATATGGAAGTCAAAACGATGTTTCCGATAGAGACGAAACAGAAGGCTCAAGAATTGCTTGATGCCGATATGCTAATGCAGCATGTCATCCCGGATAACAGCGCTCATTGCGTTCACTGTGGCAAGTGGCGCGAGCTGACCCGCCTTGGTGAAGAGTGCCCCGGCCTGCTCCGGTGTGCGCTGGAAATGCTGAGGGAGCGGCTTGGGCGCGAGGGCGTCCGTGGGTTGGAGGGACGCACAACTAACTTCTGAAAGGTGAATGATTGATTATGGCTAAAGAAATCACAGAAGAACAACTTGAGGAAATCGGCCAACTCTCTGACACAGCCGATAACCTTTTAGGCGCTTCTGAACTTCCCCTGCCGCCACAGATGCACATAGAAGGCATGAGGGGCGGCTTAACTGACATACGCAATGATCTGCGGAGAATCTACCGCGCCATAAGTGGTGACGATCCCTGGGAGCATCATCCATGAGTAATGATCCAGCCAATAAAGAAACGTCAGAACCGTCTAGCCATTTCTTAATCAAGTGTAGCTGTGAATCTGTCATTGAACTGTGTGGCTGCGTATGGCTGCCCGAACTGCTCATTGTTGTTATTCCGTGAGGCTGCGCCAAGTGCCACGTCGTTGCACCTCTTGAGTCAGCACCCGCCCATCACATGCTTGAGAGGGCGATAGCTGAATAGCTGTAAAGACACAGGCCGCATGGCTGTTCGTAAAATGTGTATTATCAGAATAGCCATAAGGTGCGGAAAAACAGTCTAGTGAAACGAGCGGTTTAGCGGTGTGAAACATACCCTGTGCGGCCTCTTTTCAGGTAGACAGCGGGACATCAGACATGAGCAAAAAGAAGCGTTACAGAGCCATCACCTACACATTTGAACAGCAGCACGCCGAGAACATGGCGCGCATTTCTTTGATGTCTCCCGGCGAGCGCAGGCAGCGAATCAGGCAATTAGAATCAGAGTTGAAGTCGCACAGGCGCAGCACTAAACAGGTCTTAAACGGCGGGGTGCGGGCGTGGAAAGGTGGGTTCTATAAAACCTCCCGCCAGCTAAAGCGAAGCACCCAGAGGTTCAACCTTATCTACCTGGCGGCTGTGGAAGAAGAGTTGCGCGCTCTCAATGCTGCGGGGTGAAACATCCTCTGGGGTATCTGCCGAGGGGCGGGGGAAATGGAGAGGGAAGGGACAAATATGAGCAGAATTAAGGATGATGAAACCCGGCAACACAAGGCAGATTGCGAAGTCCTGTGCCGCCGGGGTGAGTGTGATTGTGGCGCAGAGATGGCAACTGCCGGGGCGGATGATGAAGACTTATCAGTGGAACAAATGGAGGCTCGGATAGGCGCGCTCACCATTGAGATTAATAGACTCAGAGAGAAACTTGAGCCGCTACAGACAGAGCGAAGGATGCTTTATAGAATGACGGCGGAAGCAATGGCGCACCTGCGCGTCGGAGATGTCGTTAAAAAAGAGTCGGGCTATGGCGAGGGAGTATGGGTAGTTCAGCACATATCCACCCATGATGGCGACCGTCCCAGACTCCACCTGCGTAATCTCAAGGATGACGGAACAGCAGGCACCCGCACACACAAAACGCGCCGCATTCAGGGGTTTGTTAAAGTTGAGCTAGAGCCGCGTGCAAGCGATAGCACCACACAAACCATTGGGTGATCGCTCGTGATTAACCTAAATCGCCACTCTTTGACAACGCAGGGCTTCCCTTCCCTGCATGGGTGCAGCGGACTACTCCGGCGCTCGGATTCTTGGGGTCTGGATAAATGAAGCCTCCACTCTCGGCGCAGAGATCGCATCTCGTGGTTTCCGTTTGCGGAGCATCTTCCCCTTTTAAGTTTTCTTTTCTCTTAACACTTTTATGGGTATCACCCGTGGAAGGGCTTGCGCTGGCACTAGGGCTTGCACCTGTGACAACCCTAAAGACTAAACCCTGCGCACGATCCTTGCCGTAAACGGCGCGCTCGACGAACACAAGGGCAGCGCGGTTCAACTCTTTATACGCGCGGCGCAGCATGCTCTCCGACTTCCCTATCCGATCTTCTAACCGCCCCCAGGTAATAGGGATAGTGAGATTCGAGCCACCTTCCCGGTAGCGGTTCAGATGGAAGTACAGGAGCTGTGCCAGAGGTGGTAATCCGCAGAGTCGAGCGTCAAAGAAATCATGGTTTACACGGCTGTCACCCTTACGGTATTCAGACTCTTGCCGGGGCTTGGGGCTGTCATATACGACAGGGCTTGCGCCCGTGCTAGGGCTTTCAGATGGAAGGGCTTGAGGGGCTAAAATGACAGGGCTTGCGTGGGTGGTAGGGCTTGCATCTGTGGAAGGGCTATCACCTGTGACAGGGCTTCCTAGGCCGAAACTCCTGAATACGTCTTCATTAGTTCCGCTGGCTGTTTCCTCGCCCGTCCTGATGCTGCCGTATTTCCTTTTGGGTTTCGTGCTCACCGATGATCTCCTTGGCGGCTCTCAAATAGTCTACCGTTCCCGATGCCGCCGGATCGTACTGAGTGATTGGCTTTCGAGCGTTGAAAGCCTCCTTTAGCTTGACGTTCTTATTGATTGGGGAGAGCGTGTACGCCTCGAAATGGTTGCGTATCTCTTCGTGAATGTCTCTGGCGATGTTTGTTCTTTCTAAAAACGTTGGGAGAGCGAAGACCTTCAAAGGGTGCTTGAGCTGAGTGATGATCGTGCGAAGCGTCCGCATCAGGTAGGGAATTGCTTCCCATGATTCGGGCGCGCACTCTATCGGAATCAGCACACTCTGAGAGGCCGCAAAAGCGTTGATATTTGCAAAGCCTAAGAATGTAGGACAGTCAATCAATGCATAGTCATAGCCTGATAGGTCTTCCAAGGCGCTGGCGAGCCTGTGCTCGCGGTTTAGAGCATTATTGAGGTCTAAGTCCAAGCTGGCTAATTTGAAGTTGCTAGGGGCTAAAGGAATGCCAGCAGGGGACTTCTGAATGACTTCCGAGAGCGGTTTACCATTCAGGAGGACTTCATACATGGTCTCGCCGTCCGTGCCGTACCTGTCCAGAAGGAAGCGGGTAGCTGTGGCCTGGGGGTCTATGTCGAGCACTAAGACTTTACGGCCTTGGGTTTGGAGCGCAGCGGCCAGATTTACAGCCGTCGTGGTCTTACCTACCCCGCCTTTCTGGTTAGCTATAGCTATGGTCTTCATGCAGCCTCTTTCTTTGGTCTGCCGACTTTGCGGTCTTTCAGTTTGTCGAGGTCTGAGCGTTTGATAACCAGGTCGCGCCCGAATCTAGAGGCTGGCAACTGCCCGCGCATAACGAACTGGCGGATGCGGGCAGGGGTGACGTTAAGCAAAAGGCCAGCTTCCTTAGTGGTCAGCATCTTGTCCATAAACTCTATATAGCAGGGAAGGGAACTGTAACGCAAGAGAAAATATAAGGATTGAAATAGAGTAACGCATGGGTTATAATTAAGAGTGGAGGCTCAATCAATGATCTACACCACAGGCTACACAGGAAAGAAGCCCGAAGATTTGAAGCGGCTCGTAGAAAGACTTGGTGCTCGCCTGCTTGATATTCGCTACTCTGCTAATTCAAGAGTACCACATTGGAGACAGAAGGCATTGGCTGAACTCGTCGGGGATGCTTATTACAACCTGATAGTTTTTGGAAACAGAGCCTATCAAGAAGGCCGGATTGAAATAGTCAACTTCGCCTCCGGCGAAAACTGGCTATTCTTTCATCTGAAAGACCATCCCGAACAGCCATTGATTCTCATGTGTGCCTGCAAAGATTACGAGACTTGCCACCGGAAAGTGGTAGCTGATGGCTTGCGTGAGCGTGGGTATGAAGTCGAAGAGTTGGCGACGTGGGATGCCGAGTTGCCACTTTTGGAAAATGTGTGAAGAGGCTCAATAAGGCTTTTGAAGATGAGTAGCAGGAATGGAGGAACAAATAAGATGGACGATAAGAAGCAACCCAAGAAACTCGACCCGAACGGCAGACAGTACAAGGGGGAAGAGGCTGAGCTTGCCTTTAGCTACTGTCCGACAATATACCCATGCGTAGAGTGCGGGCATCCTGTTATCAAAGGCTATTGCTGTACGACCTGTGGATGCGTTAATCCAAGCGGAGCGAAGTAATGACCACAGAAATCAAACAATACCTCCGCCCTGAAGTCCTAGAGCGCTTGGAACTGAAGTTTGAGCGCCTACGAGTACGAACGGCCATGAAGAAGGCTCTAAGGTCTCTACGGGGCGAGAATCTATCAAATACAGGTAGGCTGTGCAGAGTGTGGGACGCTCCGGTTATTGAGCCTCAGCCTGGAGAGATCGAAAGGAGATTGTACGGATGAAACCGGAATGGAAAACGCTTGCATTAGGAACTAAGAAAGATACAACCGGACTCGCCCTGCCTCTCGTCCATCTTAAAGTATGGCGTGAGAACGGTTGGAACTTCAGCGTTAGCGATAGAGGGGTATATAAGAAGCTCAAGACAGGTGAAGCCTTGACAAGCGAGAGCGTAACCAGACAAATGGCTCTCCTTGCTGCTATTGATTTACTTGACGAACAGAGGGAATTATTGCGGCCAATGATTAGAGCAGATAAGTAGCAACGTCTTTGCCGTCCTGTATTGCAGGTGTGGCGTATGGGTTGTATATGGCTGTGAGGTGAACAGATGAAACGGTTCTGGCGACAACATCTCAGGAAATACTTTCGCTGTATAAGCATGTTTCTCTCTATCGTATGGCGTCCAGCATATCCACCACCGGATGCCACATGGTTTGAGTCTCACTGGGAATATGCTCTTGATATTAAAACAGCATGGGAAGTGTCGGCAGACCTGTGGCTTGATAGGTTCTAAGTCGGGCTGTCGCGCTCATAGGGCGCACGCAGGTTGAAAGGTTAAAGATGCCAATTCTAAATTACACGACAAGCATTGAAGCGATAAAGACGGCTGGCGAGATTCAGGGAATTCTAGCCATGAAAGGCGCTCGCCAGATTTCCATTGACTACGACACGGACGGCTCAGGCTTGCCAATCAGCATTAGCTTTATGATTCTGCTGTTTGAGCAGCCCGTCTACTTCCGCCTTCCTATCAATGTGGATGGGGTCTTTGAATCAATGACGAAGTACGGCAGTAAAGTCCCGCCGCGACTTCAGACAAGAGAGCAGGCGCAGCGTGTTGCATGGCGCATCCTTAAAGATTGGGTTGAGGCTCAAATGGCTTTAGTCGAAGCGAAGCAGGCGCAGATAGCGGAGGTCTTTCTATCTTACGCTGTGGACAATTCGGGGCGAACATTCTTTGAAGTCTTTGCTGAATCAAAGCAGAAGTTATTGACGGCTGGCGAGCCACAAGCAGAGGTTATTTCTATTGATAGAAAGCAAGCGTGAGTCTGGCGGGCGTGAGTCCCGGTTTGTATGTGAAGGGTGTGGATTATAATTCAGTACCGAAAGGGAATAAGGCGAGCTATGGACGAAAAGACAAGGGAACTAATGGAAGCTGGTAGCGATTGTCTTGAAGCCGCAGTAAAACTATTAGACGCGCTTCGCAAGATTGCACTAGCAGATGTCACTTCACCCGAAGCCAAACGACTACAAGCTATCGCTAAGGATGCCATTGAAAGCGCGAATGATATTGTAACTTTGGGCGAGAGGTTGCTGATAGCAGAGAATGAATAGCCTTCAGCGTGAATCTGTAAAATAAAGTCGAATCTTCCCTCGCGCTGAATGGGGGTTTGAGGGATTACCGACGGGGCGCGTGGTGGTGGGACGCTATCGCGCTATAATGGTGAGAGAACGGAGAGAATGAATAAATAAATGAGGTGGCGCACACTACACAGACGTAAGAGGCGAGCAAGCAAGCCGCTTGACTGGTGCACACTGGCAGATCATTTCGACAAGGTTTCAAAGGCCGCATTTGAGACCGCACCTAGATTGGTAAAGTTGGCGCAGAGTTTCAGGGAAGTCGTACAGGTAATAGCGCAAATGGCTGCTACTGCCACAATCGCTGAAGTAGCGCGTGAGATAGCAAACAGGCAAGCGGTCAAATAAAGAGCGGGAGCGGGTGTGGTTCTTTATATGTATACAGAGAGGGGCAAATGACTAACGAAGAAATAAAACAAATTGAAGTTGAGGAAATAATTCAGCGCAAGAAAGCCGAAGAAATAGAAATTGACGCTCGGAAATTAGCCGAATCCGCCCACACATACGGCGTAGACTATGCAGCCCCAACGATTGCCTATGTGATACGCTCCTTTCTCAAGCAAGCCTATGATGAGGCGATAAAGGCGCAGTGCTATTTCTGCCGCGAAGGGTATGCGGTTGTCCCCGACGAAATAGACCGACCCGCCCACAGTGTTGAGCGAATGGAAGGCAGCGGTGAATACATATTTGTCGAATGTGCCTCATCTGAGATACATGCCCTGAAAGATGCGCTTGAGGCAGTGTCTCAATAAGTCTCATTAATTATTTCGCGCCTATACGTTGAAAGGCCGCTTTAAAGTGATTAGAATAGCCAGCCATGGAAACGCTGACTGATTTAGTTCCCGCCACTTCAAAAAGTGATGCTGATTTGATAATAAAAGCCGGACTAGGAATTGAAATGCTTCGACTTCTCTGCGCTGCCTTAGAAGATTACTCACTCAAGCTGGCCGAGGAATACGAGCGCGACGCCCTTGGTGTGGATAGGTTTTGCACCGCCGTCCTGATAACCAAGGCTGCGCACCTCAGGGAGCGCGCAAAGCAGTTCGGTTCCGTGAAGGTCTGAGCCTTTCATCTTCTCCCTCAGTGTGATTAAAATACTGGCTATGAGGCGGCATACGCGAAAGAGAACCAGGCAGGCGCTACTGCTTTTGACCGTCCTAGCTATCTTCGCCTTCGCACTCAAACAGTTTATTGATTCGGTCTTTATTAAGTGATGAAAGCCAAACATATTCAAAAAGCAGTTAATGAAGGCCGGGTTAAGTTCGTCAGAGACGACGAAGGCAATCTTAAAATCTTCAACGCTCAATTTCCGCACCTGACGGAATATGACGGAAACGACCCCACGCACAAACCGAGCATCATTGCGGAAATAATCACGCGATTGGGCGATACGGCTGCCATCATCAGTTGTACGATAGAAGAGGCGCGTGCGGCGGACGCCGAGAAGCGTTTTGAGGCTAAGGCACGGGATGCAGCGGTTCGCATGTTGAAACGCCAGCACGGGCTTTGATTAGACTGCGTCATCGGCTTCCTTCGTTGTCTCAATAACTTCTATATCGTGCGTGTTATGCTTTGCGGCAAAACCCTCTGACATCTGATTACTGCCGCCAAGGCACTCGGCCAGACGGCAGTCGTGACACTCGGCGTCATAGTGAACCGGCAAGTTGTCAGCGTCCTTTACATGATCGTAGTTGAGTTTGAATGGCTCGCTCATTTTTTGTCTCCGTTCTGAGGTGGACGCAGGACGAACTCCCAAGCGACGGTATCAAGCGCATAGTCCTTGATAAAGTCGGCAGGGCTCATTTCAACCCGCTCCGCGACCGCAGCGAATAGAGCCTGCGTGTCCTGCTCAATCACAGCTTGCGCACGCTCAATCTCCCCCTTGCGCGCGACGATAAACCGGAAAGCCAGCGCTTCCGGCGTGTTGAGCTTAATGTTTGTTGTTGGCTTTGCTTCTGCTTTTTTCATCAGTACCTTTCTACGCTAGTGCTCCGATATTCCTGAGCGCCTTGACCACCTGTTTCATCGTATAACCGTCAAACGTCGAAGCGTCATTAACAGCCGTCCCCGTGTTAGCTACGAAGGTAGCAGCCGCCACGCCAGTTGTGGGTTGCACTATCGGCGTGGCGTTCCACAGTGACAGCTTTTGGCTGGTCGCTGTTCCGATCTTCGTGCCCGTCGAAGTGCCCACAACGAAGTGAACACCTTCACCGAATTGCATCACTCCGCTAATGAAGTTGAACCCGACGAACCCGCTTTGCGTCCCGTCGAAATCAAGGTAGCCAGTGCCGCTGTTTCTACCGATCTTGTAGCAATAGGGCGCGCCGACCCCGATGCGTAAGTAGTCGCCCGATGCCCCGTTGTAGATTTCAAGCGCAGCGCCGGGGTTGTTCGTATTGATGCCCGTATACCCGCTCGTGAGAATAGTCAGCCTCTCAGTGCTCTCGTTGATGAACGCGAGGCGGCTATTCGGGGCGTCATTCCCGCCACGGTTGTCTATGTACCAGTTTGAGGCGACGCTTGCGACCGTCCCCCTGAGCTGAATGCCCGCGACTCCATTGGCATGTGTGGAGGCAAAGAGCAGGCGGGAGGAGGAGGCCGACGAATAGACCTCCAGGGGCGATACTCCGGCATTGGCAGCGCCCAGACCGAGGGCGGTAAATTGTGGCGTGCTGCCCGTACCTAAGCCCAGAATCGTTTTGACGGTTGACGCACTCAGGTCTTCAGGGTCTCCGGTTCCGGCTGTATTCCTGCCCTTCAGGGTCTGCGTCGCCATGTTCGCGGCCTTGGCGTTCGACACGGCATCATTATCAATGTCGGCTGTGGCCGCCGTATTCTTAGTTGCCAACGCCCCAAGACCACTGATAGCAGCAGGACTAAGCAGCCCTCCTCCGGCTGCGCTCTGGTGGTTATGCGTGGCGAATGAGAAGTCTGACGTGACCAGATAGTGAATGTAAGCTGCGCCATATTCACGACCCGACGCACCGAGGCTGAGGGTGTTATTTACCGCCGGAATGATCGGCCCGTCAAAATCGTAATACACAGCCCCTATCTGTGTTCCCCGAAACTTGCAATGGCCGGAGGTGTCATCACGATCAACTGAATACTGGTAATCGGGGTTGAAGCCCCAGATGATGGTCTGTTCCAGAGTCGTGTTGTTTGGGCTGTAGACGATCAACCCGGCTTCAGGCGTCCCTAAAGGCTTGCTGCCTACCAGAAGTCGTCTAGGGACGCGGACGGGAGGAGAGTCGGAATCCTCATAGCCGACAATGATTTCGTCGCTGCCGTTTAAGCCGAGCATACGTACGACGGACGATCCGCTCTGGCTGAGCGCAGAGTAGAATGTTTCGTTAGGTATGACTACTCTTCGTTCGGGAAAGCTTAAAAAGTCAGGGTTGGTGATGCCGACACCGAAACAGCCATTAAGGTATCCGTATCCGTCCACGGCACTGACCAGAAACATTCTTTGCCCTGCGTAGCCTGGTTCTAATGATCCTGTCTCCCCGAACCCCCAGTAATCGCCCGCCCAGAGCCACAATCCCTGCTCGGCATTGTCCCGTCTTATTTGAAAATATGACACGCGGCGCACAGTGCCATCTTCCGCGATGATTTCACGGTTGCTCTCCATGTAGTGGACGCCGCTCAGAGGATAGTCGGATTCGATGGTCTGATGAAATGCAGCGTCCAATGGGTCTATTCTGTTCCCCTGATAATAGTTATAACCAATCTCTAAGACGCTATCGCCCGAACCCTGATTTGAGACGCCGATTGAAAAGTCGCTGACGAGAGACGCTAAGCGAATGCTGCCGTCCGGCGCTCCCGCAAGGCCAATCTGCAACAGGTCGGAGAGAAAGAGGCTGGCGAGCGCGGCGCTTGATGCGGAGTCAAGCCTGTCCCCATTCAAAGAATTAACCGGAACCCAGTCGGAGAGTATTGCGCGCCTGAATTCCACATCGTCGGCATACCACGTCCCACCTGACGAGCCTGACACCCGAACTGCCACCTGTGCATAGACCGTGTTAGCGGGGGCTGTTAAGACGCCTTTAGATTGTGTGTATGAACCTGGTGCTACTGAATTACCGTCAGAAGTGGAGATAAGGGTTTTATTGACATCCAACCAGCGCAGGCGCACGCCGGCGCGCGGCGTGGTTCCGATCACACTTATGCCCTTGAAGTATGCCGAGGCGTAAAACCTATCACCTGGGCGGCAGTCAACTAAGTTGAGATTATTGAACGTGTAAATTGCGGCTTCGACTGTGGGCAGGCATTTAGCCGCGTAGGTTCCTGTCTGAGGGTTGGAGGCGACGACAGACCATTGGGCATCACCCGACCACGAGGGGCTATTCACATCTTCATTCTCAAACCCTGGATTCTGAGCAAGGTTCGAGTAGTCCGTGTGCTGGACATCTGTATCACCTATGAGCGGAATGTCTATTGGTGTCGGCATTAGTAAACTCCGTAATTCGTTGAATCACCAAAAGCATCTGAAAAGAACGCCCGCACGTACAGCCTTCTTATTCCTGTTGGCTTGTTAAATGAGATGGTCACGGCTGCACTCGGATAGGGCTTAGCCCCTTCTTTTGTGATGATGATGTTGCTAAATAAGCTATCAGTTGCGACCTGCAAAGTGGTTTTGAGAAACGTCATACGCTTAGACGCTGACTCCGTTGACGTGACGCGGACAGAGACGCTGTTTGGGGATAGTGTGACTAGGAGTGTCGGGGCGGTCGGCATGGTGACGTTGTAAGACGCGCTTGCGCCCGTCCCAAGGTTCCCCCACTTGTCGAGCGTGTGAGCGTAGCGAGTCCCTGAGCGCGGATCGGTTGAGAGCTGCGAATCACTCCACTTGTTTGAGGCGTGGGTATCTATTACTCCGGTCAGGCCGTTTGATGATGTGCTTATCTGGTAGAGACCGCCGAAGGTCGCCGCAGTAGATACGCCATGCGAGTGGATGAGAGAAGTTCCGTCAAAGGTGATCGTAAAAGGCGTCACGGCTGCAATGGTCGGAACGTTGTAGGTCGCCGTCGCGTAGGTCGCAGACCTCACCCGGGAGTTGTTGCGGGTGTAGGCTCGGCGAGCAATCGAAGCCTCACCTTTAACGGGCGTGTACCTGTAGATGTTGGAAAGTGCCGCCTGAACTATCACGTTGCCATTATTCGGGTCGGTGAATTCGTAAGATTTCAGGTCTGTGTCTGTGACCGTGGCGCTCTTGAACTCAAGCGTGCCGTTGGTCTGTAGCGTGACGGTAAGAGAGCTAGGTGTGGCGGGCGTGATGATATTGCCCGTTAAAGTAATCGAATACGTGATCGCCCCGGCTATCCCGGCAGAGGCGAAGTCGGATTCGGGAACCACCTTGATGTTATATGTAAGTTTCTGCACGCCCCGAATGTCGGCGGAACCCAGGAGAGTGGTCACGTCGGGACGGATGATCGCAACGTCCGTGTACGCTGAATCGGCCTCGGCGGATTTCTTGATGAACACGCGCCCGCGCTGCCCCCCCAGGCCACGGTACGCCGCGAACTGCGCCGCCACATGAATACCTATATCCCACGTTCCGTCATCTAAGAGTTGCCCTATCTCGGTTAAAGTTACCGACACGGCTTGCGGCGGCGCTGTGTACGGATTAGGTCTATTAGAAGGCAGCGGTCTTAAAGCCGGACTATGTGAGGTATCAGAATAGAGCCCGTTCTGGTAAATCTGCATCTGCACGGTATCGGCCAAATTGGTATCACCGTGCTCTGTTTTCTGGATGATTTTGAATTTCTGATTAGTCCAGTCAACTTCGGGGTGTGAAACGCTCGCAACATCAGAAGTAATAACATGGTATAGGTCTGGCGAGACGTTTACTCTCACCATTTGATCCATGTCGCACAAGACTCTCGCCCAGTAATAAGCCACACGCTCGGCTTGGGTCTTGCGCATACTTCCGCCGTTAATCGTATACACAGGACCTTGAAGTAAATCCCTCTTGACTCGTATCGGATCGGCAGGTGACAGAAACTCATCATCTAAATCGCGGTATTCAACTACTATCTCTTTAGGCCTGTCTTTTCTATCCACCTGCCACGTCTGAAAAGTCTTGTACTGAACTTTCGTGGTATCAATCGTAAACACAGATGCACGGTCGGCGGGAGATAGAAAGCTCAGTTTCCTGTTGGCGTCCTGAAACTCCATGCATGAGACCTGACCTATGCGAAGTAGCACGTCGGACAGCTTGAATGGAGGTAAAAAGAATAGGTGCGATTCAAAGCGGGGTATCTGTGTCCTCAGTACTCCGGCTGCTGCATTAGGAGGTGAGCCCGCCGTCCCGCCAGTCAGATTAAGACGAGCCATAGTGTTTGAGGCCGCGCCCACAACTACCCAGTATTGAGCGCCTATATATACACGATAACCGTCAACATCTTCGACCGCGCGCCAGTTGACCGCAAGAGCGCCATTTAAGCCAGACCCGTCAGGGCCGCTCAAGGTGATAGTCACAGCATCAGAGGCGGCGGACACGTCCGAACCCTTGTATGCGGCCACGCGCACGCTGTACGTCCCTGCCGGAATTGCGCCGCCGTCCTCCTCAAACAGTGCCACGTCTTTCGGTATGAATTCCCCGGTCTCCCAATAAATGAGTTCGTCGCAGTAGTCGCGCCACGCCACCCACGCAGGCCAGTTTATTCTTGCGACACTTCGTTTGAACCACCTGAGTAAATAATCTGCCACCACGTTCGCCGGGTTGGGCTTGTAAAAGAAGTGGGAGAGGGGATTATCTGAAGCGGACACGAGTGAGCCGTCCTGCTTGATCTGTCTCCCCTGGTTGTCATAGTCGGCGGTTTTGAGCGTCCGAAATATGCCGACTAATTTAGTGGGAGCGCTGCCGTCCGTCCCCATCCCGACAGGCAAGCGAGCGCGGTTGTATGAGACGTTGGGGTGTTTGTCTGAAGCAAATTGGTCTGAGGTGTCGGTTTCGTTCCCTGGGTGGAAAGCCCACTCTGCGGTTTCTAACAGGTATCCGTCATAGTACATTCTTTCGCAGGCGTCCCACGGCCCCATCCCATTAGACTGAGTGAGTGAGGTTTGAAAATCATTTCCCGAAGGGTAAATAACATGCTGGACGAGCTTGTTCTCCGGCCCTACGGGGTGTTTACCATGGGCTATTGCAAGGCGGTAGTTTCTCGCCTGTGGATCGTTCTGGTCATTTATTGGTCTCGGTTCGGCCATCTACACTTCCTGAATTCTCATCGACCAGCCGACGCCTGTTTCGCTCGGCTCTCGCGTTAGCCCCGAATTGGCATAACAGGTAATTCTTCTTTCTAAGAGAACGTCATCCAAGTAAAACAGTCGATCTGCGCTAGGTGGATAATGAGCATTCCAGAATGCTTCTAAAGCAAGGTATACATCCGAGTCCGCATCACTGCGTTTTATGTCCCAGGCCTCCTTTGCTCCCTGGTCTGTACGGCTCTGCGGCGCTCCGCTTAAAGGAATGAAAACTCTGACCTTCTTATCTTTTGTGACCTGGTTGAGGAAAGCCCACCACTCAGGCTGAAACACCCCCACCACCGTGATTGTGATAACGGTGGTTTCGTTCGCGGCGTTCTTTGCGGAGAGCGTATAAGTACCGGATACATTCGGGGCTTTCCAAGTCGCGGATGTAGCGGTAATGCTGGACAGTGTGCCGCCCGTGGCCGACCAGAGAGTTATAGTCTGATTACTGTTAAAGACGGTCACACTCAGACCCTCTTTGTTTATGCTTCCACCTGGTGTAATAGTCGGCGCAGGCATAATTAGTCCTCAAGTAGATTCCCGAACAGCCAACTCTTTCTTGAGCGGATAAAATCATTCGGGTCAGAGCGGTCATCAATGACTCCGGTTAGTGGTGGAGGCGGAACGTCTCTGAACGGGAAGCGTTCTGAGATAATCTCTCCGGTGTATTCGGCCTCTAAATCCGATTCGACCGTAAAGGCTACTTTCGCCTCTGCCTCATCAACAACAGCACTCCTGATTTCCCCCGGCAACCTCGCGTCGTAGTATTCAAGTCCGCCGCTCAAGTCCTGATGAATTGTTCCGATGATTCCAAGCGCACCGTCTAAGGCGCTCACTTGTCCTGTAATAGACAGCCCCATCGCTTTATCGACGTTCTGGACTTCCACATTCATGCGGTCAACTATCTGCCCGTTGGTCATCTTTAGCCCCTCGTCCGAAGGTCTAAGATTTCCCAAATACTGAATCCCGTTTATCAGCACGTCCTTGGTAGCTAGGTAAAGAATCGTGACCTTGACCAGCTTGTTAGTTCCTGAACCGATCCATGTAATATCTATCGCTGCACCACCCGCCGTAGGAGCCAGCTTCAATGTGTTAGTCGTCACGTCCCGGACGTGGTAGACAGTCTGGTAATCAAACGGTTTAGGCAAGAACCCGTCATCGTTTCTCACGATCACCTTGTCGCCGTTCAATAAGCCATGGTTGGTACACGTCAGAATGTCTGTGAGCGCGGCAGTAAAGGTTTTGGGGAGACTCAGCATTAGAATCAAATCCAACGTGGTTACTTCCCCGCAGTAACCAGTGGCTATCAGGTCGGAGTGTGCCGTGATGAGTGTGCGCGTCATCCTATCTCCTTATATGCCATCCTGATATTGACGAGTTTTGTAATTGAGTTCTTAAACTTGCTTGACTTAATGATGATCTTCGCCAGCCCATCCGCGTCAATAGACACGTCAGCCGAAAGGTCTGGAATAACCAGCGACCCGTCCGCCACTGAACCGCCTGACAACGCTCCCACACTTCCACCACCCTGATAACCGGGCACGCCCGCCGCACGCATCGCGCGCGCGCCCCCCAGACGATCCCTCTGCGTGGTGGTGATAACCGTTTCGTCACCATCAACGCGAATCATGTAAGGGTCTCGTCCGGTACGTGAGTAGGGAACCAGCCCGTTAAAGGTTCGCATCCGCTCAAATACACTTCCACCAGTAGCGAAGGCAGGAGTTAAATGCTCTCTTACTCTCTCCGCTTCTTTGTCCTGCGCATCCCGTCTCCCCGCCGCTTCCTTGATCTGATTTATGATTGCGTCAAGGCGTGCAACATCCTGAATGGCATGCGATTTAGTTTTACCGTCCTTCAAACCATTAGCCATCGTCATGTACTGCTCACGTACCTGCATCGCTGCGGCAATGGCCTGCTCGCCCGTCATGTGATCTGAGCCGAAGGTTTTGACCCTGCGTAAGATATCCCGCAGTTGTTCAAGGGCATCGCGTCCAGCCTTATCTCTTATCTTCTCTTCAGCCCTGCGCCTCGCGTTACGCCCAAGGACGAAAGCACCTATCAGAAGAGGTGTGAAGAACATGCCGCCGATGCCGAGAATGGTTCCCAGGGTGCTTCCACGCCCCAGGTAAGCCCCGATACCAGCGACAGCCAAGGGAAGGGCGGCAGCGCCCAGAGAGGCCAAGCCAGCACCGCCGAAGAGACCGCCACCGGCTAGTCCGCCAGGGAGTATCGGGCCGTAACTTCCGGCAGAGGCTAACCCTTGGGAGATTTGTGCGCCTGTGAGTGCCGCCGGAGGCGCAAGAGAGCCGCCCGCGGCTACTGCCGCACCGCCTCCAAAGAGTCTGGTGATACCGCCGAAGATGCTGCTAAGTATTCCGCCGCCTCCACCCCCGAAGAGTCCTCCGCTTGATTGACCGCCGCCGCCAAACAGCGCCTGAAACAGTTTGTTAAGAACAAGGCGAGTTAAACCGGAAAGGATGTCCTGAATGATCTTGCCGATTGCCCCTAATCGTTTGGTAAGCTTACTAAACAGCCCGTCTACCGAACCCGCAACGCCCTCATAAATGCCAATGATCGTATCGCCCATAATTTCGGTTGCTGAGCGTTGTTGTGTCAGATGGTCTAAGACAATCGCCCGTACCTGATCGGAATGAACAACCGATTGATCCGCGATGCGAACCTGAGAAGCTATTTGTGATTCGCGTGCTAACTGATCTGCTACAGCAACATCATTGATAGCCTGCTGCCACGCATTTCGATAGCGCTCTGCTGCCGTCCCACTGATGATGCCTATTTCCTCTTGGAGACGTTTGAACTCTTCATCTAAACGGTTACGCTCCTTTTGAATTGGCGCAATATCGGACTGCGCAAGGTAAGTATTCCGAAGCGCTGTGGTGATTCTGTCTACAACCGAATCCAGTTTGGAGGGGTCAATCTCCGCGCTCGCCACAATAGATTTAATCAGCGCTTCAATCGCAACGGCGTTTTTCCCAACGTCCTCTGCGGTCTTAACGTTTAGCTGTCCGAGCAAGCTAAGCAGGGGATTGAACGCGCCCGGATCAAGCTTGAAGCCTTGGATGTCCTCAAGGGTCTGGATCAGCTCATCGAGCGCGCCTTTGGTTCTCCCGCCATACATCTCCGCGTCTAGTATCACGCGCAACTGCCCTCGCGTGATGTTGCCCAAGGCATCCATGACGGTCTTGGTTTTCTGCTCCAGGTTTGCTCTCTGCTGTGCCTCGTCTAAACCGATGAAAGCCTGCTGTAGCCTCTTCAACTCCGCTTCTGTAAATCTGGCCGCCCCCCCGTTTCTTTGCAGCCACAATGCGTACTGTTTGAGTGGGTCAATACTCCCATCCACCGTGTTCCGCAGCTCATAGGCGCGGTCATTCAACTGGTCTATTTCCTGTCTGACTGCCGCTGACGCTTTAGCGGCATCCAAGAGTTCCAATGCCTTTCTAACGGGCTTCAAATCTTCGGCTGTACGCCCCGCCGCCTGCGCCGTATAAGCCAAGGTGTTGTTGAATTTATCTAGTTCTGTTTGCCCCGCGCGCGAGGTGGTCGTGAGTTCAAATACTTGGGCGTTTGCGGAACTAGCGGCTTGTTCTAGTTGTTGAGAAATCTGCTGGCTTCGATTAAATATTCTTTGCTGCTCATCACTTGCAAGCTCGGCCTCCCTGACTCTCGCATCAATCACCGAAGCGATATGAAGCGCCATTTTCGCGTATTCGTTGTTAAGGTCGGTCATGCCCGACTTCAATAACTTCTGCTTGGTGGCCGCGACAACACTGGAATCACCGTAGGATGCAAGTTTAGCTATCAGATCAGTAAGTATGTCATTGGCCTTCTGCTTGACCTTGTTGCTTTCTACTTCCTGCTGAACGCGATTAGCACCCCCAGATACATCTTGAGCGTTAGCGGAAGGGAGAAGGTTGGACGCGCCGACCTGTGAGAGATTAAAAGCGCCCTGTTTATACTGCGGTCGCCCGCCGAAGGCTTGGGTGACAAAATCAGACGCCTGTTTACTCAAATCCATCGCATACTTGATGTCGTTAAGGACGGCCACCGTGCCCTTCAGGATCGGGCTGACCACCTCCCACATGATAGTTGCGGCGTCCTTGATTGAGGCGAACCAGACAGACCATTGATCCTTGTTATTTTGCAGCGAGTCGGCAACTTCAATCAGGCGCCTTGTCAGGTCGTTGAATGTGGGCTCAAACGCTTCCCCGGCTAATTGAAGTAAGCCGTCTTTAATGTTAGACAGTGCGCCCAAGAAAGTTCTACTTTGCGCCTCCATCAACCCGCCGAAGTTAACCTGCGAGAACTTGCGAAACGATTCAATGAAGAAATCGGCACTAATCGCACCGGCCTCTACGTCCTTTGTGATTTGTGCGATTGATTTGCCGGTTGCGTTCTCAAGAATTTTCAAGGCGTCGATGCCCGCCTCAGCGAATTGACGAATCTCCTGTGATTGTAGTTTCTCTTTCGAGCGCACATCGGACAGGGCTTTTATTATTCGCTCAAGACGCTCAGCGCCCCCGCCTGAAGCCGCGACCGCGTTTCCAACATCGGTCAGGATCGGAATAACTTCCTTGGCTTTGAATCCCAAGGCTTGCATCCGCTGTGAAGCGTCTATCAACTCAGCGAATTGAAACGGAGTTTTGAGAGCGAATTGCTGTAGCTCTTTTAAGTGAACCTCTGCTGCCTGCGCGCTGCCGAGCATGGTGGTAAATGCTATGCGGCTGGTCTGAAGCTTCGCGGCGTAGTCAATCCATGCTCTAGTCCCGTCAGCGACAAGTGAGGTAATCTCTGAGATTGCCCGCGCGCCCAAGTTGCCCAAGCCGACAGCGCCCGCTATCCCGGCTAAACCTATTCCCCCACGCGAGGCTTGCTCTTGTTGGCGACGCTGCTCCTGTAGGTTTCTCAGGAACTCGTTAGCCACCCTCTTGCGTTCTTTTTCAACGCGCCTCTCTTCGCTTATTGCGGCATCAGCGCCCCTCTTTTCAACCGCCGCCCTGAACCGTGCCTGCTGCTCTGCCTGCCTTCTGGTGTCAGCGTTAATGCGGGCTATCTCTTTCGCGGCATCCTCTTCCTCCTTGATTCTAGGTGATCGCGTGCGACCGCCTGCTTTACTAGTCCCCTGGCTTAACGTCTCGTTAAGTTTCTTAACTCTCTCCTCAATTCGGGCGATACTGGCAAGCGTCTCCTTCTCTCCGCCCTTAAAGTCTGGGCGAAGAACCACAGGAATTACAACCTTGTATTCGACAGTCGGCGTAGGTTACTCCTTATCGTTTTCCTTTTCGCGTGCGGCGTCCCTGCCTCTGCCTAGTCCTAAAAGCGCGCACTCCACTCCGGGCGTGAACACTTCAGGGGGTACGGGGATACTTCTTTGCAACCTCTCGTCTATCTGTACTGCTATATCAAGCGCCAAAAGCAACTCTTCATTCTCATCATCTATGTCGCCCGACTTCAGGATGCGGCGCTCGACAACCTGAGCGAGCGTGGCTACAAACTGTCGGCGTCATTGAAAAACGAAAGGATCATCTCTCCGGCAATCTGTGTCTTGAAATGTGGGTTAAATGCTTTCAGGAACCTGTCTCGCAAAGCGTCTGTGTACGCCTGGTTTTCAACCAGTACATTTTTGGCAGCAAGAAAATGAGCGTCGAAGAAGCTCACAGCCTTGGCATAGTCAGTAAATGACGAGATGCGCAGCCTATTCTTCTTCCGCTTGCGCTCCTCTTTACTGAATCCTTTGCGGAGGCTGGTGCGTTGCGACTTGTCCGGCCTCTGCATAGTTAGTTGAACCTTGAATGCGGGCTTTTGACGATCCCCGACGAGAAGGGTCACGTTCATTTCGCCGTCCTGCTCGAACATGAATCCGATGCCAGAATCATCGACGGTTGTTTCAACCACAACCTGACCGTCTCTGTACTTGCGAATGGCCTTGCCTTTTTCTTCCGAGGTGTAAGAAAGCGCCTGCTCCCTTGAAAGCTCAATAACAGCCCTGTCTTTTAGAGGCTCTCCTAACCTGTCAACTTCCTGCACCCGTGCGCCCGTAGTGATAGCGTCAAAAAGGTTGTCGTTGGCGTCGTCCTCATTGCTTTCTGGGACTTCCGACCCGTCGCCACGAACCTCTGTAGTATTCACCACGTCGCGTGCAAATTTAACTAACAAAGGCAAGGTGAGGGGCTTGAAAAGATGGGTAACGAGAAATCGGCGTGAGCCGTTCTCCGTCATTATGTTGACTTCGTTTACCTCTGAGTCTACGGGATACGGCGGGGTGATGATCCCGTCCAAATCGTCTGTGCCGTCATCGGTGAGCGTTACTACCGCACCACCATTTGATCCTATTGCCTCTTCTGTTTGCATAAAAGTCTCCTGAAAAAGAAAAGGCTCGCCATCTGTTTTCACACAGAAGCGAGCCCTTAAAATAAAAGAGCCCGCGTTACAATCATCCAAAGATGAAATGTAAGCGGGTATCGTTCGACAGTGCGCCTTGTAAAAGAACCGTAGGGGTTGCCTACGAAAAGAATTATAACACAGAAGGGGCGGGATTCAAGTTATTTGATGCCGAATAGCCCTTTGATCGTGGCGACTATCGCAATCAATAAGATGAGCCAAATAACTGCTCGCAGATAGCGTGCGCGGTGTATGTTTCTGCCGCAACGTGGGCAGCGCTTCGCAGAGGGTGAGACGTTGTGACCGCAATCAGCGCAGGTGACAAGAGCCACGCCTAGAACCTCCGATAAACCACCTTCACCGTCCTACTCTGACCCGCCGCCAGTGAGCCCAAGTTATAAGTCAGTCGCCCGATATAATCACCTAGCGCAGTCGGAACTGAGCGGACAATCGGAGTGCACGTTTTAGCGGTAGAAGGTAAACCAGTAGAGGGGTTCCAATCAGACCAATTTTCAACGGCCTGCGTGTGCGAGACGGCCAAGGTCAGAGCCGACAGCATGATCCCGTGATGACCCGTTCCCGTACCTGAATCCCTGCCCCAAACTGAGTCGGCATCCGAATCATATAGATCATCCTCCCTGTCATTACTCAAGTCACCGTCAAAGTAACGCGCCCACCTCACCGCAGAAAAACTTACGCTGGAAATATTCTTGATCGTTGTGGTGATCTTGATTTCCCTCTCTTCAAAGTTGGCCTCAAAGGTCTGTGCCACCTGAAGCTCCCCGCGTATGCCCGTGCCCGTTATTGTCAGAGGAAGGGTATTCGTCCCGTTCGGCTGAAAATAAGTAAACGTCGCCCACGTATTCCCATCAGCAGCCGTACTCCAAGCGTGCGTGCCCTTACTGCTACACAGCGCATAGCCTTCTAAGATTTCTATTTGCCTGAATGACGCGGGTGATTCTAGGTGAAGTATATTACCCGTGGATGAAATGCAGAATGAGAACTTATTAACCCCCGCCCCGAAAGTGTGAGTGCTGTAGCAATCCGTCGTCTGCGGCGCTTTGCTTTGGGCAGTAGCTATTGCTGAACAGGAAAGAATTAAGATGATTAAAAGCAAGGCTTTCATCAACTCGCTCCCAGATAGAGGAAAGAACAGAGGGCTACCAAGAGCAAGAGGGTATCACACAAAAATAGACGGGGCAAAGCCTTATCGCTCGCCCCTCCATCAAAAAGCAGGTATGTGGCCGGTCTATTCGGGCAGAGTGTCGGCGGGGTGAGAAGTTTTGCGCCTTGACGCCTTTTCACTTTCAGCGATCACAGGTTCTGTCACCGTAAAAGTCTGATTGTTTGTGCTTGAACTGCTCATTTCGACAATCGGAGGGGCAGGCGGGCTCACTTCAGCAGTTACCTCCGGCGTCACCTGACCTCCCTTGCTTAAATCCGCCTCAACTATCGCGGGCTGTGGCTCGCTGATTATCTGCCCGTCCTCGGTAATAGACACTTTGACGGTGCTATGCGTTACAGGGGCTTGGGCGCGCATGGCTTCGGTTTCTCGCCTACTTGCCTCTTCCGCTTCAAGTCTGTCCCTCTCCTGATTCGCGGCGTTCACCTCGCCTTGAGTTCGACCATCAGGCAATACAAAGTCCGGGTCTTTTGAGTCGTGTAAGATGTATTTGCGCCGCCACATGGAATGTTCTTCTGGCGTCATCTCTACTGACTGGATTGTGGCGTCTGTTTTTGTTTCGTCTGCCATTACTTACTCCTTACACTATGGTCGATGTGCCGTTCTTTATTCTCAGGATCGCAATTCCACCGGGCGCGTCGTCTCTATCAATATCAAACGACATTGAGATTCCCGCGTCATCGTTGTCGGGGTCGCTGTCCACCATGAGAGTCGAGAGTGGGTATTTAATCTCAAACTCGTAGGAATGGGTTGTACTCGCACCAATCAGTTCACCCGCGAACAAGTAGGTTAAGTCCGTGATGTCCGTGTTGTCGCGCGAATCAATGAACTCATCTAAATCTTCATCCATCGAAACCTTGAGCGTCGGGGTGTAGACACGTTTACGCCTGTGTATGTCTCTGGCGTAAGCCCCGGACTTGCGATTAACAGCAGGCGACATGATCCTGAACGGGTCTTGTCCGTGAGGAATGACAACCACCTGATTATTCATTCCGCACCGACCACTAACCACTCTGCCGTCTGCACCAAAATCTACCAACCCGCCGTTATTAAATGTTGCGTTGACGCCAGCCGGGTGCATGTAGTGATAAGTGGGAACGGCGGGGGGGTCAATCGCTGGTGTTATATCCCGCAATCTCTTCCACGAATAACCCGTATTTATCAAGTGGGCAGACCATGAAGGCGTGTCAGAGCCGCTAAAACTGATCTCAAAAGAATCTATTGCACACGAAGCATGAAGAAAATCATAACCTCCGAGAATCCACGCCCATGTGGTGAGTTTGGGCGTCCTACCTTGTGCTTTCGTTTGAAGTGAGACGGTGTGATTCCAAGCGACGGACGCAGCCGCAACCGCATTAGCTATTGAGCCGCCCCAGCATCTTGTTGCCAGAATAGCCGGAAACTCCGTGCTGAGCATTCCCCCGATTGTCTCATCGAGCGGAGGCCAGTACATATTTCGGGGCTTGCCGCCGAACTCCGTACCACGACCCACCTGCTCATCCTTGACCTTGGTAGGCTGCGGGACTTTCGGCATGTAGCTGTTAATCAGCGCAGACCCAAACTCAGCCGTCAGCAGGTAAGGCACGTTTACTCCGGTTTCGGGAGCTAACGAATATATAATTTGTGCATCTTCTAAGAGTTGTCTTGTCATATTTACCTCACCACTATAGGCTGTAGCTCAACCACTAACTCACCAACGCCTCTGTGCGCCGTTTTCTGTATCTGAAAGAAACCGCTAAGCCCGATCTGGAAAGGCCAGTGCCTGTGCTTCTGCTGGTAGCTCAACGCTGCCCCTGTGCCAAACTTTGGCGTTTGTGCTAATTTCATCTGCACCTTCAGGACTTCTTCGCGGATTCGCATTTCCGAGTTGTCAGTGTTCTTGCCGAATTCATGTTGGTAAAAAACTTGTAGCCTGTACCTGAAAACCGGCTCAATGCTTCTGACCGTCGAGCTTTCAAGGTCATTTGATCCAGCGAAAGTGATGATCCATGTGTGGACTCTTTTCTTTCCCTGTTCATCTAAATCATCGCCACTCTGAAGTGCTCCGTACCAGCCTGACTCCTCAAAATTTACCGGGTCACGGTCTAAGACCTTGGCTTTGGTGGCAACGCCTTTAATGAGTGTCACAATCGCCGCCTGAATATCTTTCCCAAGGTCTGCATACTGCTGCGGAGTCATCCCTTCACCCTATCGCCAGCTCGATCCAACGCAGATTTGATTTCAGCATCGGAGACCTTAATGCCTTCTTCTGCCACTCGCCGACCGGCGTAATCGCTTTCACCTTTTCTCTTGATTGCTGCTGCGTATCCAGAGGCTTCAGGCGCTTCGATCATCACTGTCCGCACCTCACCATGATCCAGCGTGTCCGTGGCTCTCACGGCTTGCAGGTAAGTACCTGTGTCAATCAAATCTACCCCGACGATTTGACCTTTCCAGTTGCCAGCAATCTTTTGAGCAATGTCATCCTGAGCATCACTGAACGCTTCCTTGATTAGACTAGGAAGCTGATTGATTGCGGGTGATACGTAGATTTCACTCATATTCTGCTAACTCAACCTTGGGGTTTCCAAAGATCAAACGGTGCAGAAGTTCAAAAGGCCATGACCACCACGGGACATAGAACTCAGCGCAACCGCCAACGCTTCCGTCTGAGTAAGTGACGGACTCAACTTCTCGCACTCGCATCCACCACTTGCGCGCATACCAAGGTGGAAACGTGCCGACTTTGTATTCTGTAGAATCCTCGTTCATGGCTCAGGCTCTGTAGGTACAAACTTTCTGCCAATAGACTTCGCTCTGATTTTCCAAAAAGGCTCAACGCCCGCCGGGATAGTCGTCTCACGATTGATTTCATGTGGTTCATTGTTCAAGGCTTCGTTATCTGAATCTATGACCATTACATGAGAGACTTCAGAATCACTGACCGTGTTGTTGAAATCATCATCTGCGCGGGCTACCTGAAAAGTGGTCGAGCCATAGTATTCGGAGAAATAGGCTGACCATGAGGAAGTAAGAGTTTCAACGGTTGCATACTCTTTGTCGCCGCCGTCCAGTTTCAGAAGCAGTAACTTGGCATCTGCGCCGAATAACGCCTCGCGCTCGGCGTCAAACCCATCGGCGTATGCGCCCGCAATGTCCTCAAAAACCGTACTCATTACCACCCACGAACCGAAGAGATAACCACCACAGAACCGGGGAAAGACATGCGCTCGTTGTCGGTCAAAGGGTTGAGACCAAGAATCACCCTCATATCTTCTCTGATCTGCTTTGCCTTAGCCGAAAACGTAACGTTGACTTTTCCCGTAACCGCAATGTGGCGCTTGTCCTTTACCGCGTTATAGGCGGTAATCAACTCGCGCGCGTCGCTCCATTCCCCGTCACTGAGCGCGCTGACCTTGCCTTCAACCAACGAATAGGAAGTCTCGCCCACGATCACTCGCACGGCAGATATTTCGTCTGGTGTAGGCGTAGGACTTGGCATTTACTTTGCGGCCTTCTGGTTTCCCTCTGTCTTAGTTTTGCCCTCATTCGCAGCCTTCTTTGACGATTGGTGCGACTTGATAAGCCCCGCAATCTCTTCAGGTACGTCCGCCTCGCCGGGGCCGTACTGCCTTCCGTTGTAGAAATAGACTCTATTGAGTTTCATCACCCCTCCTTACATATCGCTTGAGAGAACGAAGGTCTTGGCGCGATCTGCCGTGACATCCTCACGAACTGGCAGGATATTGCTTGCGCCTTCGCCTCTGATTGACCACTGGGCATCTTCGGGAACAAAAAGGCGTCCCCACCTACCCATCGCGTCGCCCTCTGCGGTAGGCGCGACGTGTGTGTAACCTAACGCCAAGTCACGCACCGGGTCAGGCGTTGAGCCTTCACCAACGCGATAACCAGAGCGGCGATTGTTCCCGACATAAAGGAATTTACCCGCGGGTGCGAACTGCTTGCGGATGGTCTTTGAGGTATCAGTCGGGTCTAGGACTTCACCCTCAAGATCGTAGCCGATGATGGTTAGCACGTCGCGGGAATCCGATGCTGGGCGCTCGTTGCTTCCACGGGTGCGCCAACGCTTGAACGTAAACACATTTCCATTCTGTGAGATGTCCACATTCAACTGCATTGTGTTGGCGAGCTTCAGGATGTCCGCCGTATGAGCGATGATCGTCCGCACGTTGTAGTAGAGGGCGGCAAGGGCGACGTAGTGGTCTGTCCAGAACTTGTTGTCGGCGTGCTCGGCGGTGTACTTATCGTTGCCCGTCCGGTGCGTCCCGAAGAAAGCCGAAGGGACTTTGTAATCAATATCCAGGTGGATATTGTTGAACGTCCAGTTTATCTTTCCGTTGAACAGGCATTCAGAGCGAAGCCATTCAGCAGTATCCATGTGGCCTTGCACGATGACCTTTTCCATGAAGTTCAAGACTTCGTTAGCCAGAAACTCCTTGCGAGCTACTCCTGTGAATCCGTTCTGCCGAAGGATTTGCTGGATTTGGCGGATAGCTTCCTCTTCAAGCGTCACCTTGTTGGCGACTTTCCCGGTCTTGGCAAGGAATGTGGAAGCGTCCATTACAGCACCCGGCGGGTAAGGTGAGGACATACCGACGAGCCCGGCCATGATGGAGCGGATAATCATGTACCCGTTGTCCACGTAGTAATCCGGCTTGTTCATCTCCGGCAGGAGCGTTTCAAGTAGATAATCAGCAGAAGGCCGCGCGGTATTGATGATGCGAAAGCCCGCGTTACGGCCAAGCGAGTCAAGCGCCTCTCTAAATGAGAAATCCATCGTTCAATCTCCTTTGTGGCGGTCTAAGCCGCGCGGCTATCGGAATACTTTTCAAGTCGTACCCATCCGCCGTTTGTGCGAATCTCTCCGATCCAGGTGTCGAAATCGGTCTCGTCGCGATCAGGCATTAATTCTCTGTAGAACGCACCACCAATAAACATTCCGTATCCGGTTGCGGCGTCCTGCCTAGCGTTCTCTTCGACGGTGGAGACGATAATCATGCTCGCTGTCTCCGCGCCCGTAACAGACCTTCGGGGTATCACCCTGCCGCTCGCCAGTTCTGCCATGATCGTTCCGGCACGGACTACTTTTGAGCCGACGCCTCCGAAGGTAGCCTCCGCGTCGTTGGCGACGGCGAATTGCAGCTCGTCAACCGCCAGAGTTGTTCCGCCAGCAGAAGCGGCAGCCGTCAAGCGAGCCTGCTTAGTCCCACCCTTGAATGAGGCGGTATCACCCGACTCTATCTCGGCATCCAATGCCTCGACCGTCAGACTTGTTGCGCCCGCGTCAGCGTCGGCAGTCAGTAACGCGAATTCGCCCGAGCCGGTAAAGTTCAGGATCGTACCTGAAGGGATGGAACCGGAGAGGGCGGCAACGGGAATGGAAGTAGCCGCAGCCGCCGCGACTCCGGTGGTGGTGACAGTGACAGGGGCATACGTGCCGAAGTTCAGGATCGTCCCCAGAGGTATGTCGACGGGGAGAGCGTCAACCGTAATAGAAGTTGCCCCGGCAGCAGCCGCGCCGTTAGCCTTTACAGTTTGCTTCCCCTGGCGGTAGGAATCGTCCAGCTTATTCCAGTCAATCTGTCGCCCGCCGTTTCTGGTCGCTCCGTTGTAGTCAACTACGAAGCCGGGTGATGACCCCGTAAAGTTCATTCTTGACATAGATGCTCCTTATTGAGTTGCCGCTACAGATTTCGCTTGCGGCACTAGCGGATTCAGTTGAGCCGCGCGAGCGGCATCACGCGCCTTGATTCGCTTTTCTACGAGGTCTTCACCTGTTGAGCCTCCACCCGCCCCGTGCGCAGGCAGTTGCGTACCCTCTTCTTTCTTGGCTACGACGGAAGGCAAAAGCGCAGGGTGTTTCTCCGCGAAGTAATCGGCAAAGGGCTTTTCGGTAACAACTCCGTCTGCACCCTTCACCTTGGCGATGTTCTTCTTCTTAGGCACGCCCTTATCGTCCTTTTCATCCGTGTCGCGCTGCTCTACTTCAGGTAGGTCAGGGATGAGCGCAAGCACGTCTACAGCGTCTTCGCCCCAGCCTTCTGCCCTGCGGATGCGGTCAAGCCCTTCACGTCGCTCTTGAGCTTCCACCTTTGTCTTGTTGCTGGCGTGCTCATCCTTCATGGAATTAAAAGCGTCCGTGGTGGTGATGCCAGCAGCCTTGACCGTCCTGACTAAATCAGCATCCGCTTTCGGTACTGCCTCATGTCCGCGCGGAAGGCCGCTGGCCTTGGCGGATTCAAGTTCACTCTTGGCGGCGTCGCGCTCGGCAATGGCCGCGGTCTTCTCGCTGAGAAGCGTGGCGTTGTGCTTGACCGCCGGATGATCGTTCGGGATGTCAGCGTGATACTTCCCGTCCTCCCTGCGCGAGTAGTGCTCTCTAAGAGGTTCGGGAATATCTTCAGCCTTGTCGTATGGTTTCAACATTGTCCGCTGGACTCCTGCTGTTCCCGCGCTGCGGGGTTGGTTGGACATAGAAAAAGCCCGCACCCTCCGATTTCTCGAAAAGTGCGGGCTGCATCAGTGCTCGCTATTTGTACGGCGCTATGGCCGCAACTGCCTAGTTATCAATCCGCCCTTATGATAATACAAAAGTCTGAGATTGCAAATACATTTTATGCGGAAATCTCGTCAGGCCAAAAATCTTTACATAACCCAAAACTTCGTAGAATCTAGGTAAGCCTCATAGTATCGTGTTCGTCCATCTATAAAAACAATACCCCACACATAATTACCGTCATCGCTTTGAGTTGGAAACGATCTCTTTGCTTTCACTTGCTCTGTCGTACCGTCCTGTTGAATCAACTCAAAATCATAGTCACCCGTTCTGCGCGCCTTAACACGCGGCACAAGCTTGTTACTACTTATTTCATTGTCTAAGTAGGGCAAATTATTCAATCCGTTTCCAGTAAATATCTTCTAACTCAAATGTCATGGTCGGCATATCGCAGAATCTTTGCCCTCCCAAGCTATAGAACTTCCCGCCACCTGAAACTAAATCCTCGTAAGTAGCATAGTCGCCTACTTCAGCTTTGTAATACGGACGCTTTAACCTCTGCTCCGCCTTTGCTCTATCGCTGAACATCTTGGCAACTGATATTGTCTTACCCATAGGTTCTGATTATACACCAGCAGAAGCCATTGAAGCACGATTATCTTGCGGCACTTCCGGCCTCCAGGTTTTTACTCTCCCACACCTCTCACACTTGAGCTTTGCATACAGCCACGTTGCGCCAATAGAGACGTACAGCACGGCACTACAGCCTTCACAGTGATAGATGAACTCTTTTTTATCTTCAGGCATCTACTTAATTGATTTAATGGTAAACGGCGGCCTGATATTAACGTCGAATTCTGCCGATGCTTCTAATGCTGCCCTGACCATCTTTTCAGGCGTTGTGGTTCTGAGCGCATGCATAGCCCCCAGAGCTATTTGATCGGCGCAACCTATAGCCGCATACGGCGGGAGCGACATAGCCACGCCATAAGCGCTGTCAACCTGGAACAATCGCCCCTGATACCCAACAAGACACATGCCGTTTATCGTCTTACCCTCATTTTCGTCGTCAACTTCACAGCCGCCATCCTGCATGGCTTTTCTTAGTGCCCTTGCAAACTTAACGACCATGTACTTTTCCACATCAAGGCGCGGGTCATGCTTTGGTAATTTAAGTTCATAGCAAACAATCTGACACACGCGCTTTGAGCCGCTAACGCCGATAAGAAAATCACCCGCCTCAAAAACCTTTGGAGTTGCGCCTAACCGCAACGAGCCATCTTCTTGGGTAAACGCAGCATCACCACCCATGAAGATTTGACCGCTCTTTGATATTGCG